CTTATAGATATCTGCGATTATGTGTGACTATATAGATTTATTTAACTATTTGACTTTTAGTACTAATGATTATTAGTGATTATCTGTGATTATAATAGTTCGAATCTCTCCATCTCCACAAAGGGTATTGTAATGTTTTGATTTACAACACCCTTTTTCTTTTACACGTATATTTACACGCAAAAATTAAAAATAAACCTTATAGGGTGTCTATATGATATAGACAAAGATATTGATTTTAGACATAAAAAATATGCTATATAAAGTAGATTATTTTCATTATATTTTTCACGATTTGAGCTCTCTGAAAAAACGAACGTCCGGACTATCACTAGCACGGACGCTCTACAATTTGTTAACCCGCCACTTATGGTAGCGGATTGACAAATGTATAATATTTATTTTGTAAAATCAATATTCATGCCGAAAATTTCGGCTATCGATTGCAATGTATCAAAGCCTACATTAAAAGCTCCCTTTTCAATCCGGGATATAGCATGCTGTTTGGTATTTATTTTTTCGGCCAATTCTGCCTGTGACATTCCGGCCTGCTCCCGGAGTTGAGCTATGCGCTTGCCGATCCTTATTCGCCCAGAATCTTTCTCAGACAAGGCAAATAAGGTTCCAGAAGCATTCTCTTTGCAGATTTCCTCTTTCAACAGTTCTTTTTTAAACATTATAATAAAATCACTTTTCCAATTCTCCTTAACTCCTAACATTAAATAGGGATGCGTAATATCTATCTTTGCCAAAAACTGGAAATGTTCTTCCGGCCGGGATTGTTCGTCAAAAATATAGATTACTTTATCTTCGTCTATATCGAGATAAGCTGCATATAACGTCGTTATGTGCTCGCCTAGCTCATAGTTCCCTTGTATCTTTTTTTCCAATTGTTTCATATAGTTTATTTTTTTGTTGATAATAGTTAGTCATGATTATTGACTGTTCACTTAATGTAAATCGGGCGGGTAATCCTTCAGATGGGAAGGAATCTACTATGCTTGATAATAGAGTGTTTATATTCTTATATTTCTTTATTCCCTCCGGTGTTTCAAACCCCTCTCCTCTTTGTCCGTTACCAGCATGTATCTTTTTTATCGTATCAACAAAAAAGTAATTGGGTTGGATCATCGCTTGACCTAGTAAATTCGACCAGCTCAAGGCTATGGTACGGTCGAATAGCAGGTATTCTGCTATGGCTATGTACCGTCCAAAATTAGACGGTACGTTTGTGCATGTTTTCATATTATGATTGTTTAAAGTAATATTGCTGATTGTTGTGTAAACGAGTAATATAGGCTTTAGCAGTCTGATTGCTGATCATGGATAAATTTTTCTCATGCTCTGCTGATATTTTCCCAGCCTCTCTAATATTTATGGTATTGCCACCCTCTTCCATATACATGACATAACCATCTAGTACTGTTTTGTAACGACCTAAAGAAAAGTGAAAATCTTTGATCTCACCAGCCTTAATCATTTTTACAACTTCTTCCTCCGATGGAATTACGATTGTTTCTGAATCAGATGTGTTAGAGTCTACTTTCACCGATTCGGAAACTTCCGGTTCGTTTTCAACAAATTCAAAAACTACCGCAGAATTAAATTTAGATTGTCTTCTTCCTGAATAGGAGGCACTTGTAAAATTTGAGTAAAATTCGTCGAATTCAGCTTGAGAAGCGAAGTCCTTAGACCATGTTTTTGTTGAAGGATCATAAACAAAACCTTGATTTTTCAGACTTTCTTTTGCATTGAATGTGTTCTTAACTGCTATTGCTTTCATAATTTTCTGCCGCATTTATTGTGTTGCCGCCACATCTTGATTAATTATTACAATGCAAATATATCACAGATTTGTGATATACGCAAATGTTTTGTCAATTATTTTATATGTTATTTAGCATATCTGTAAGCAGCTAAATCTTTCCAGGTTTGAGTATTTTGTAAATAAGAAAAATAATAGTACATTTGTGCTACATGATCGTAACCAAACAAGTTACACAATATGGTCTCTGAAATATTTGAACTAATGTCTATCCGCGAACAGATATCTAATTTATCGGTTCGGGAGTCAGAACTCGTAAAACCAAAACTATCAGACCTATCATTAATTCCCTATTTACACAATTATTTTATCGATGCTTTTGGCATGGGAAACACCCGGAAGCTGGGAGCTATACAAAGAAAGAAGTTTGTCTTTATCATTGTCCTTCTTTATTCTCCGTCTACGTTGGCAGGAGGATGTTTAAACAGAGGGGTAAGGGATGGACTTGCTCATGCATTAAAGCTGAATGCTCCTTCGGCTGTGTCCAGGATATGTTCAGATTTGATTTTTTCTTATCAGCATTATAGGGATTTTAGACTTGATGTTGACAATAAAATTGCTTTAATGGAGGGTAAACTTCAATCCGATGGTTATCTGTAAAAGAAAAATGTGACAGAAACCAAACTGTTACGTTTTCGATTTGAAGTTATGCATGTCATCATAAGAGGCATGCTTAACTTTGATGAAAAGATTTTGTATGGCTCTCACTATCAAACAAGAAAAGTTTTGCAACTATTACCTTGAATGTGGTAACGCATCTGAGGCTTACAGGCGTGCATACTCTTGTGATAAGATGAAAAGTGAAACAATAAACATTAAGGCTTGCGAACTTCTTAGCAGCGGTAAGGTTTCGGTAAGGGTCAAAGAACTTCAGGCTGCTCTTCAGTCGCGTTCTGATTTAAATAAAGATGAAGCAGTTAATATACTGACAAATATAGCTCGTGCTAATGTTGTCGATATGTTAGAGATTAAACGGACGGAGAATTATCGTATATTTTTAATAAAGGATCTTTCGAAATTACCTATTCATTTCCAGCTAGCTATACAATCAGTAAAAAGTACAGAGAAAGGATTTGAGGTTAAGATGTACTCTAAGATAGACGCTTTAGACCGGTTGTCTAAAATGATGGGATGGGATGCTCCAGTAAAACAAGAAGTAAAGCAGGAGGAAGAAACTCATTATGTAATACAGGTTATTGATAAAAGGGAGGATGTAGCTCATGCCGATAATCCAGACGACTAAAATATTTACTACTGTCGATAATGCCGTCCAGTCCGGCTATAAGATCGTTTCTGCACAGGGGAGCTCCAGGAGTAGCAAGACATATAACATCCTTATTTATCTTTTGTCTTACATCTTAGCGAATAAAAAATCCTTGTCTATCGTCAGAAAGACTTTACCTGCGTTAAAAGGTTCTGTGTTCCGTGATTTTAAAGAGATCATGCAGGATAAGTTCAAGATATGGGACAATCGCTGTATGAATAAGTCTGAAATGGTTTACACATTCCCGAACGGTTCGTTTGTTGAGTTTTTCTCGACAGATGATGAGCAAAAGATCAGAGGTCGTAAACGCAATATCCTATACTGTAACGAGGCAAACGAAATTTCGTTTTTGGAATGGCAGCAACTCATTATGCGTACTACCGATTTTTCTATAGTAGACTATAATCCCTCTTTTTCAGACGAACATTGGTTGTGCGAATTGAATAAAGATTCTCGTACTTATCATTTTATCTCAACATACAAGGATAATCCTTTTCTTGAACAAACGATCATAGACGAGATAGAATCTCTTGAACATAAGAATAAAGTATTGTGGACTGTTTATGGTTTAGGCTTGCAAGCTATGGCCGAAGGTTTAGTTTTCCCGGAATTTGAGATTATTGATGAATTTCCTGCAAATGCAAAGCAGGTTGCTGCCGGTCTGGATTTTGGATACAGTTCTGACCCTACGGCTATCGTCAAATGCGGAATACTTGATGGTAGGCTATATTTAGACGAACAATGCTATCGCACTCACATGCTAACAAGCGAGATAATTAAAGAGTTAAAAAAGTTGGGGCTGTTTGTTTACGCAGATAGTGCCGACCCTCGGTTAATACAGGAGATTGCTAATGCGGGGATCATCATCTTTCCGGCCGACAAATATAAAGGCTCTGTCATGGGAGGATTATTTAAGATGATGGAGTATAAATTGTGTGTAACAAAGCGATCTGTTAATTACATCAGGGAGTTAAAAAACTATGTTTATGAGCAGAACAAAGATGGCAAGTTTATAAATCAGCCTATTGATGCTTATAACCACCTAATTGATGGTACAAGATATTATACGATAGGCAAGCTGTTAGGTAAGGTCCTAACATCAAAACAATATAGTAAAGAGGATTTAGGTATATACTAACAATAAAAAAGATATGGGATCAATATTAAACTATATAGTTGATATATTTAGAGGGCAGTCAATGAACAACTCTGAAGTAACTAAAGACTTGGTTACGCTTATCCAGGATAAGGATATAAGTCAGGCTATGGAAATGTTTCAAAATAGGGACCTGGAAGTATTAGAAGCGATACAAGAATATGATCCTAATCTCCATGAGATTAGGAGTCGTCCTAATAAGCTACGAAAGGGTAGGGAACCATATAAAACAGAGAAACTACCACGAAGATGGCAGGCTTATATTAATGAGGTAGCTTTATTTTATTTATTAGGCCAACCTATTAGATGGAGTAAAAATGACCCTAATGTTAAAAATGAAGCGTTTGATGCTTTTACTCAGTTTTTAAAAGATACCCGCTTTAATACAACAATGCGTCAAGCAAAAAGAATAGCGGGGGCCGAAACGGAATGTGCGAAACTGTATCATATATACCGAAATGAAGAGACAAATAAACCGGAGGTAAAAGTTGTTTTGTTGGCTAAGTCTTTAGGATACACCTTGAGACCAATGTTTGACCAGTATGGAACACTGCTGGCCTTTGGTTATGGCTATTACCTTAAGGAGGGGCTGAATACTGTTGAGCATTTTGATATACAGACGTCGCAATTTATCTATAGATGCAAAAAAAATAATAAAGGATGGGAAGTGACGACTATTGTCAATCCATCCGGTAAGATTAATATAATATATTATCAGCAAGAAAAAGAGTGGGAAGGGGCACAACCACGTATAAAAAGAGACGAGTATATTGATTCTAAATCTGCTGACACTGTTAATTATTTTGCTGATCCAAAGGCAAAGGTGTCGGCCGATGTACTGGAGTCTCTTACTGACCCAGATAACGTAGGCGAGGTTATTAGATGTTTTGGCCCTGATAGCATGTTTGAATATGTAACTCCTCCTGATTCGGTTGAACTTAAAAAGTTTGAGAAAGAAGTATTGAAAGAGTCTATTTTGAATGACACCTTTACATTTAACTTTTCTCCGGAAAACACGAAAGGTTTGGGGACTTTAACCGGCGAGGCTTTGAAACGCGCTATGGCTCCTTCCTATATGAAGCGGGATAATCGTAAAGAAATATATGAGATTGCAGTTGATAGGGAGAAAAACCTGATTTTAGCAATTATGAAAAATGTTACTCATATTGAACTTAAGGCAAAACTAGAAGTACTACAGATAGATTTCGAGTTTTCTGAGCCGTTTCAGGAGGACATAGATAAAAAATGGACTGCAATCGGTAAATTATATAATGATGGTATAGTATCCCTTGAAACTGCTATAAAGATGCTGGGTATCACTGATAAGCCCACTGAAGAAATTAAGAAAATATTGGAAGAGAAACAACAAAATCAAAATAACAATGAAAGCAATAAAGAAGATAATCAGTCCGGTCAAAATAACACAAGTGCAGGACAAGGCAATCAAAGGGCGAATAGAGGTGAAAATAACGCTTAAAAAGTGGTATATCTGGTATTTATATATAACAACAATCATTAATTATATATTTTATGGCAGCAACAATATTAAATAGTACAAAGCAGGAAGACAAGTATGTAAGTGAGGCTTTTGAGATGACATCTGATAATGCAGGCTTGCAAGTGACAACAAAAGATGACAGTGATGTCCTTGTTGAGATTAGTCTTGATGGTGCAACATGGCAAATTGCAGCCTTTAATCACAGAGGAGTCAAAAATGTGGTTGATGTTATCAGCGGAGGCAAAGCCGGGCTGAAAGTAAGAATAATTACAACAGCAGAACCATTATCAATTCAGATCCTGCAATGATAATCCTAAGTCATATAAATTTATCGGGCATTAATCTCGGAGGGATAAACCTCTCCGAGATTAAACTAGGCATGCCTAGCGGAAAAGGTACAGGAGGAGAAGAAACTTTTGACCCAGCATCCTTTGACGAGGCATGGACTGTAACAGGTAAAACCAATGATGATGAAGACCGTGCCACAGTTAAGAACCTTACTGGCAATGGGAATGATTTGGTGTTGAGTAATATTGCGTTTGCAGGAGAAAGTGGGTATGGATTGTACCAGCAGAACTTCAACAAAGAACGATGGGTGATAGCGACACCCAGTAGGATTGAAGCAACAAAAACAAATTCGTCGTTTAACGTTACAAAGGTTAAATCTACTTCAATACAATTATATTACCTGTCTAAACAAGAAGAAGTTGCTTTTACCGTGACTTCTACTAAAGTTCGTGTTGTAGGTTTAACAGATGGACAGTCTGTTAACTACAGATATTTTATTGATGATGTTGCTAATGATTTCCTTATATCATCAGATGGAATATACGATTTGCCTGAATTTGAATTTCCTGCCAAAGGGAATTATTATGGGTTTAATTTTACCAAAATTCAAGATTATTGCAATATAACCATCGAACAAATCCCCGACTATGAAGGATACTTGGTTACCGATGGAGTGGATGATAGGATTGTAAGTAATAATTTTGAGTTGGGTAAGGATTGGACTATTATAGGTGACTGGGTATTGCTTGATGATAAGAATGTTAATGCAGGTATTATGAAGGGAGACAGTCTTTTTATATACAACAGACAGTCTGGATTAGTAATACTTATAAACAGAACCATAGGTGAAGTTGATCTTAATACTAAATCTCTTAAAGGAATAAGTTCAGATGGACGAGTTTATTTGAATGATTGGGAGGAAATAAAAACAAATACGAATGGACAAACGGTAGTTAGCAGCACAAACCCTCTTATTATTGGGGCATCTGGTAATAGTTACACCAAAATAGCATTCAAAAACTTATCTATCTACAATGGCAAAGTCCTAACTAAAGACCAGTGTATCAAAGCATATAACTATTTACAAACCCTAAAAGAGAAGTAACATGAAATATATTGTATTACCAGCAGAAATACTAGCTGAAGTTACACAAGAAGCATTGGATTACTTCCATCTGTCGCCTCGTTACAGTATTGACGGATCAGAGGTGATTATGAAAGTAGACAATTATGAAAAACTATTTCCATCGGTCATGACTCTACCAGAAACAGGAGAAGAATATCAGGGTCCGGTTTATCCATATCCGGTGTATGAGGGAGATATCCTTGATAATTTGCTGAATTCGAAAGAATGGAAAAATGAAGAACTCCCTATATAATGGCAATGGCCCTAACTTCACAGTCCGGACCATTAATCGTTGAAATCCCCTAATGGGATGTGTAAAGGTAGCGAATGATGTCAAATGCGGCAAAATTTACTACCTTTTTAATTAAAATGTAACAGTTCTCAAAGTGTTACGTTTCTCTTGTTCAAATATTTCCGCTCATATTTACTTACCTGTAATTTTATGCTATAGAATTAAACTAAAGTGTATAAAGTATGAAAGACAAAATTTTCAATCTCTTAAAACAAACTTATTCGAGTTTTGGGTTAAGTGATGATATCTTACAGGGACAGGCCGAAGCTTTGGCTAACACAGGGCTTGTAACTGATGACAATTTACAGGCTGTTATTGATGGTCAAAAGCCTTTCCTCTCTTCGCTGCAAAGCGGTATTGACAAACGTGTGACAGACGCTGTTAATAAAACGAAGGCAGAAAAGAAGGAGGGCACTGCTGCTGGGGGCGAGCAGACAAAGACAGAACCCGATTTACAGAAGTTGATTGAAGAAGCAATTGCGGCAAAGCTATCTCCTATCCAGGAAGAACTAAACGCTTACAAAGCAAAGGAACAGCAAGGTGCAAGAGCTAATATGATCGCTTCTAAAGCAAAAGAACTCGGTATACCGGAATGGAGAGCTAAAGAAGGATTTGCTATAACTCCAGAAATGGATGAAGCTGCAATAACGTCTTATTTGGCTAGTGTTAAACAAAACATTGTTACCGCAGGGCTTGAGAGTAGTAACACATCAGGCGTATTGTCTACTCCGGACGATAAAGCAAAAGAGTCAGCAGAAGAATGGGCTAGAGCTCTTCCTGATGCAAATTAACCATTAAAACAATAAGTAAAATGGCCATTAAATTTGAAGGTAAAACTTATTCCGGGAAAATACCGGTATTTTGGAGGGGAGAAGCTAAAATTCTCCCTGGGGGTTGCAAATTGTTACAAACATTTCCCAAGGGGACTGTAATAAAGAAAGGAACACCTTTGCATGTTGTTTTTGGTACTCTTACAGCAGCAGTATCAAAAAATATTCAGGTTGTTTCCGGTGGTACAACAACAAAACCACGAGTGAATAAAGGCTCTTTGTTTCAGGCTGGAGATGTTGTAATGAAAGAAGGAGAAACAACAGGGGTTAATGTTTCGTCTGTTGATACATCAAATGAAGATTATGATGTACTGACTCTTTCTGCAGCAATCACCGGATTAGTTGCTGGGGACATGTTAATTGAGGCTACCGGAACTACAGATGCAGAAGCTAAATATGTCCCAAATATGGTAGTAGGGGAAGATACTGACCCATTGTCAGGAGGTGATCAGGATACGGTATCCGCTGCTTATGATGCAGTAGTATTAAAAGGGCATGTACCGGATTTACCGACCTCATGGATGCAAGGTATCTGCTTAAAAAACAACCCTAATATTATTTACGTAAAACAGTAAAAAATATGGCAGAAATATTTCAATACAGCTCTCTTTTCAAAGAGTTAACACGACAGACTCAACTTCGTTTTGATGCAGTGTCAAGGCTTCATAAGCAATTGTTTGACAATGTATTTTACGAACGCTTTTTTACATGGGATTTTCCATCTGTAGGACTTAATTTTGAAGAAATCAAAGGCAAGTACAATGTGACTATTGCCGCTGCAACTATTGATGACAAATCAAAAGAGCCGGTGTTGGGGACTCACGGTCTTGAAACAATCGCCCAGAAAGTGTTGCATCATGCAATTACACTCCCTATGACGATTGAAGACTACAGAAAGGTTTTGCAGATTCTTGACAGTCGCTCTATTCCCGAAGAAGACGCTAAACGTCAACTTACAGAACTTATGTGGGGAAATGTCAGGACTCCGGTTCAAGGCGTGCAGGCAAAACTTGATATCATCGCCATGGGAGCTTTATCTAATGAAGGTATTGCTACATTGGATGAGACAAACAACCCTGAAGGCGGTGTAAAAACGACTATCAATTATAACATGCCGGAAGAAAACAAAGCAAAAGTTACATTGGGATGGACGGACGCTAATATCACTAATGTCGATGTTTTCGAAGATATTCAGGGGATGGTAGACGCTTTCTCGAACAAAGTTGTATTTGATCGTATTCTCCTTTCTCCTGCCAAAATTTCGTACATTTTACGTACAAAGAAAATGAAGCAGGTGATTTTCGGAACAGACAAACAGAATACTCCTCTGCTGTTAAATGAGTTCAACGAATTCATGCGAACAAACGAGTTGCCAGTATTGGAGCCGGTAAGAAGACAATGTTTGATCCAGAATAATGGAACGTTTACGCCGTATAATCCTTGGAACTCCAAAAATCTGGTATTTATACCTGCCGGAAATCTAGGAGTTGTGAAGAATGCATATGTAAACAACGAATTAAGGCCGGAGCCGGGTGTGACATACTCAAATTATGGACGTATTCGTGTTGCTCAGTGGGGAGTAGGCGAAACACAGAATTCCAATGGTGTAGAGTTTACTAAGGCAGAATCGTATTCTTTGCCGGTCATCACTGAAATCAACGGTATTGGATCACTTAATACCGAACTTGATTGATCATGACGGTATCTGATTACATAACTCAAAAGATCGGTTCTTTCGGTATGCATTTATCGGAGGCCGATCTTTTGGATATGACCTTGAACAGTTCTGTATCTCTTGAAGACGAAGTGACAAAAGAGAATATGGATGAAGTAAATAGGGCGATAGCTGTATTTATTTCTTCATTGCTTGCTCGCCCAACTTCGGTGAACGAAAATGGATTCTCCGTATCTTGGGATAAAGACGGTATCAAGGCTTATTATTCGTTGTTGTGTAAGCAATTAGGAATAGAAGATGTTTTATCAAGTCGGATTTCTGACGCTACAATGTATTGGTAATGTATTTTGCGCCTCACATATTAGAAAAAAAGGTTTACATCGAACCGGATCGGGATGACAAAGGGAATACCATTCCCGGAACCGGCGGTGATATCTGGGAAACAATTGGTCCGTGTCGATGTGATGACAATGGTTCCGGTAAGCAAATCGGGGTCAATGGTAAAATGGTAACTTATAATTACCATATAGTGATTGCGGGTCAAATAAAATTATCCGAAGATGATTATGTGAGGGCATTAGAGCAAGATGGTTCCGTTAGGGGAGAAGGAAAGGTTATCAAGCCAGGTAAATGTAATTTTTTGAACTATTCGGAGGTATGGGTTTAGGTATAAAAACTAAATATGATTTTTCGGACCTTAAGAAAGCTAAGGCACAGCTTAAAAAAGAGGTAACTAACGATATGCGTATAGCGGGTGACCTGTATTTAAATGTCGCGGTTACTAAAGGCTCTTATCAAAATAGGACCGGAAATCTTCGTAGCTCAAATGCTTATGCTATTACTAATGATGGTAAAGTGATAGAGGAAAAGGTTGCTAATACATTTAGTAAGACAGACGCTCAGAAATATGCTTTGCGGGCGATACAAAATGCCAGTAAAGCGGGTGACTCTCTTATTCTCGTGAATGGTATGCCTTACGCCTCCTACGTGGAGAAAAGAAGATTTGATGTATCGTCAATGGCTTATATTCAAGCCGCTGACAAGTTAGGGGCAAAAATAAAATGATGACAATTGAAGACATAAAGGATATGCTCTATAAGAAGGCTACAGCAGTCTTTCCCGGTATGCCGGCATACAAAGACAAGCATCCTACTTACAAGAAAAAACATGTCCCTGAAAGAATTGTTGTCAATGTTCTTGGCATGACTAATACGCCCTGGTCGAAAGGCTATGCTAATGTCAACATCTTTGTCCCATATGATCCAAATGTCAATTATCCGGCTCCCAATAGCGCAAGACTGAACGAGATTCAGAAGATTGCAGAAAAGGCGTTTTTCAAGGGATATTTTGAATATGAAGGTCATAAAGGAACCTATACCATAGACGAATTAAGCACAGAAGAAGATCCGGAAACAGATTCTTATTTTGTGAATGTGAGATTATTTTTTAAAGTAGCAAATTTTAAACTGAGATAATATGAATGCAGTAGGTATCAAACGATTGTTATATGCAGATCCGTCGAAGGTTACCGGAGATTTGACTCCAGCTATGCTAAAATCAATTTTAGAAGATGCAGAGACGGAAGAAGTGACCAATGTGCATCAAGACACCTGGTCAATGGACGAATCGGAAGCATCGGTTACGCGATACAACAATCAGCTAACAAAGAAACCTTACCGGCAGTCTGCGGAGCTGGGAGAGGTTACAATGAACTTCACCATTGGTGAATATGATTTCAAAACCAAAAAGAATCTTATGGGCGGAGAAGTCATTACCAAAACCGGAGGGGAAGCAATAGGGTGGAAGCGCTCAAGAACATACGAAGAAATCCACAAGTGCTTAATGGCATTGACGGAAGATGATGTATGGGCGGTATTTCCGAAAGGGGCTGTTGTTACCCGTGAGGCCGAAACAGATGGTGCAACAGGATTGGCAGTTGTCGGGACAGCAATGGAGCCGGAAAATACAGCTATCAGCACAGAATACTGGTATTATGACAAAGAAGTTCAGTCTTCATCTGGTATTTAATAGGTTGGTTTAGGTTTTCAATTGGGCGAGGTTTATCCTCGCCCTAACTATTTAAAATTATGAACAAAGCAGCTAATATCGTAGCAGAATCACTGACAGGTGATAGGTTTGTTACAATAGTGTTAAAGGGAGAGGGGCATACTGTTTACCCTCCTGTAATAAAAGTGCTTTTAAGGGCAATACAATCGCTTGCAAAGATTGAGGTCCCGGATAAAGCCAATTGGATTGACGCCCTTTTTTCTATCCCCGGCAATGTGGAGCGCATAATAAAGGCTTTAGCTATTATTATTGCCGGTAACGTAGATGATTGGGAAAACAAGTCTAAAGAAATTGTATCATCCTTAAATGAATCGACCCTGGAAGAATTAAAAGAAGCATTCGGCAAAGTCGTCAGCCTAATACATGTAGACGATTTTTTCGATTGTGCCGCCTTAGCGAAGAGCGTAGCAAGGATGGCGGCGGAACCCAGGTAATAGGAAACGACACAATGTTCGGTCAGATTGCCAGCATAATGGAAAATCTGCATTTATCATATACGGAAGTGTATGAGGTTATCCCTTATCAAAACTTGCTTATGATGCAAAAGGATAAGCTAAGAGTATGTTACGGAGAGAAGATAAAGAAATCGTCCGGCGGTGACATGATGGCTCGTAGAAGGGGTAAGAAATGATGGTGAGCTATAAGTTCACCATCAACTCTTTTCCTGTTAAAGCAAAATAGATGTTTTGAAGTTGATGTAAGGATTGGATCTGTATATTATAATCAACCCCTTTTAGACAAAAATTACAATCTAACTCTATTAATGGATTGTAAAAAGTTAAAATACCCCATTTATGTTTTTCAAACCCAGACTTCAAAAGCAATTCCTCAGTGAGAGGGATTGCTTTAATGCCTCTTTCAGTATTGACACAAAAGCCATCCTCAAATTTAACATAATAATCCCCATCTGTTTCAAAGATGGAACAAATGCTTGCCTGAGACGGATCTTGATCCTCTATTTTTCTATAAAACTGTACGTAGTTACCTATTCTTAATTCTTTCGGATCGATCATAATAAATCAATTAAAATCCCAGCATTGCTGCCGGAGATATGTTTAACACTCTACAAAGCACACGAGCAATCTTTAAAGTAGGTTCCGATCGACCGGAAAGATAATCATTAATCCTTGATGGGCTTACTCCTATCTCGCTTGCTAGTTGTCTTTGAGTCATGCCTTTCTCTTCTAAAGATAGTTCTATCAATTCCGATACGGTAGGCTTCTCGATAGGGTGGTGTTCTTTTTCATAAGCTATCACAATATCGGACATAACAGTGAGTTCCACCGCCTTTTTATCGTTTGCTGGCGTATTATCATCGACTAATGGCAAAAGTTCTTCAACTCTGGCCAAGGCAAATTCATATTGTTCTTTCGTCACTTTATTCATGTTTACACTTATTTGGTTGAACAATCAATTTTATCATAATCCTTATGTGTCCCGATCCAACGTACATAAATATATCCAATAGTAAACTTTACGACTACTATAAGCCTGTAATTGTTCCCTCGAATGTTAAATACATAATGCTGGTTACCCACATAATCAACAGAAGGGAAATCGACCTTTATATCAGACAGGTTTTTCCATTCTGCTTTTTCTGCGATATCATACCAGCGTTCAAGAGCAACGCGGGAATCTTCATATCCGCTTGTTTCGTAAAAGTCTTTTATTTTTCTATGTGATACAATCCTCATTGTTCTGTTGTTTGATACAAATATACAAATAAGTTTTGAAATATAAAATATGCGTCCTGGAAAAGTTTTATAAAACAAAACCCTCCGGCCATATTACCGGAGGGCATCTGAACGGACACGTTGGGTACGAAAGACTCCATCGTGCTAGAGTTCGCTATTTGGTTTTTATGTAGCAGCTTTACCTGGTATCGAACAGCAAACGCCATTAACAACGCTTTCCCCGATCATCTTTCCAATTGCGTTCATGCAATGGATGAGTCCATCCGAAAACTCTTCTCTTTCTTCTATGTAATCAATGCCGGCTTGTTCGCCAATAACATTCAACTGTTCTTCGAAAATAATACTAGCTTCACGCATCTTGATTAATGCGTTCATTAGGTCTAAATTGACCTTTATTTCTTTTGCTTCCATGTGCAATACTTAGGTTTAATTGTTTGTAAAAAGGTGTAACAATGGCTGTACGTCATTACTCCGTACCTCGATAATGTGTTGTGATATAATCTGTTAGTTCGTCATTTCTCTTTCGATTAGAGGAAGAAAACTATGCTTTTTTAGCTCCTCATACAAGAACAGGCGTCCTTTTTGCGTCCATTCAGTATTTAGGCTAACGTCTGGACTACCGTTTGTATGAGTATAGTTATGAGTAGTGCTATGAACGTATCCTTTGTTCAAATACTTTCCGTATAAGATCCATTGGTTACGGACTTTGTGTTGTATTCCCAGGTCACGCAGTAACAAATTGAATTTTCTTGCACTCATTCCGTAATCCTGCGCTATTTGTGTAACCAAGACGGTTTGTTTGCTCTGAAGGATCACACGAGTGTACTCGCTTTGTTTTTGTAGTTCGACATTCTCGGCTTTTAGCTCGGTTATCTCTTCCTCCTTCTGCATAAGCTGCTTTTGTTGTGCTTCGATCTGTATCTGCTGTTGTGCGGCCAACATTAAGGCTTCGCCGAAGGATTGGGGAACCGGAAATTGTTGCTGAATGGAATAGCTTCCTGTTTTTCTGATTGTAGGTAATACATCTTTAGTTACCCAATTTTTGTATGATTTTGCATTAGGTAGCTTACTGGACAATATTAATGCATATAACCCACTTTCGTTTACATAAGTCATTGACTGAGTGCCTCTTTTTGTAAGGGTGTCACGTTTCGTTACATCCTCCGAATCAACATGATCTTGTACGGCTTTTCTACCATTGGAGTAACCAAGTTGGTTGCAAACATCGGACGCACAAAACAAAGGGTTACCCATTTCATCTGTAATGACGCGGATATCGCCAAACAGCGGAGAGTTAAAGACCTGAACTTCGCTCGTGTCGTGAGCTAACGTAATTTGCACGGTACTATTATTCCCGTTCAAATAACTTTCATTCGGTTGTAGCATGAAATGAAATTATTTGAGTTAAATAACAAAAGACAGGCGAATATCCTAGTTTGCTACAACCTATTATTGCCCAGGGGCCATAATACACGGATACTGCCTGTCTATATTTCTTTAATATAGTTCCCTTATGGGTATAAAAAATCCCATAGGCATAGATTATAATAGATTGTAGCACTGCAAAAGTGCGTACATTCATCGACATATCCAAATTTTTAATCGTATTTTTCATAAAATCTTTACTTTTAGTGTATAACATGGGCTGTGCTGAATTTAAACGCACCTCCAATTAGCTGAATATCAGCTAGTATTTAAAATGGGTTTTAAAGGATACTACGCTGTGTTTTCAGTGTAGCAACTATAGTTTATGTTCATAACAATCTTTTATTTGGTTATTAAATCCCAGAAAAATAGCAATGGTATACTTCGAAGTAAGGCTTAATAAATATCGCCGGTTCTCTGACTATAATTAAAAACAAAATCAGTATTTGATTTGTTATTAGAAAAAGAAGATCGAAAACTACCTTTGACAGATTGAATTTTATGCTTGATTCAGAAAGATTACAGCCAATATTCTTCCTGGATAAAGCTTTTGTTGTGTCTAATAGTTTAGTAACCAATGCTATGCTTCTGAGACTTATAACTTATGTCCGTTTTATAACTTGCCTCTATTTAATATAAAGTAAGTTTACTTGTGTTTAGTACTCTTAGTAATAAAAGGACTATTTAACTGTTAGACCATTTTAGCCAGTTTCCCATCTGAGGGATTACCTCCAAACAGATGGTTGATATAGGCTAGACCTTTTTGAGTGACCAGCGTCTTTGTCACAACAAATCCAGGGTGATTATCTCGCTCGATAAACTTCTCCTTCATTTCAAAGTATCCGGCATTGACAAACCTCTGTTTGGGTTCGTTCCGGTTAGAAAAGAAGACACCTGCTTGTCTCAGCTTTTGGAACAGGGTATTACGTCCGAATCCCAGCTTTAGGATTTTAGCGGCCATACCGATATCAACTTTGTCGTCGGTGGCAAATGCGGCGTCTGCGAAGTTGGCTTTCGGCTGGAGCTTGGCGATCTGGGATTCCTTTTGTTGATTGTCGGCTTCAAGTTGTTTCAGCCGTTCTTCCCGCTTCTTCAATGTTTCCTGAGCAACGAGCAAGGCGCGGGCCATAATTTCATCGGGAGTATCGTCTTCTCTTGTTGCCATGTATCCTCCGGTTGTTCGTATGGTTCGCAGGATTTCTTTGATGCCTTTCTTAAACTCTTTGGCTTTAGGCTTACGAGACAACATGAGTACCTCGTATAATCCGTTCTCTGTAAGAAACCACATTTGTCTTCCTTGACCTGCCGTTACGACTGTTAACAGCTGCTTCTCATCATCATCAATAGTTTGTAACATTTGGCCTACTTGATAGCTTCCGTCTGTTCTCTTAGCATATTCAATCCATTCAGCTACATCTCTAGCCAAAAACAACGGTTTTTCAGCTGATCCATAAACATTGATCTGTTTACCTAGTAGCGTAGCTGTTTGGATAAGTTCTACTTTATCTGATACAATTTTCACTTCAGGTTTTTCTCCGAAAGTTAACTCCTGGCTTTCCATCCATTCCGCCAATTCGCTATTAAAGGATCTGAAATACATCAATGCGAGTTCAAGTACCAATATTGTTGCACCTATGATGCATTTATTAACCTTCATGTTATGGCTGGATGCGTAGCTATTAACTATTTCCCGATTGTCCCTAAGCCATACGGCTACACCGGTTCCAACAACTGTGCTCAATCCTTTGCATTCGACATAAATACGTTTTTCGTACTTGCAGTAAGGTATTTTTGCTCCTTTGTAGTCAAAATAATAAAATCCGTTGTTTGTTAATTCAGTATTTTCCATAACTTTGCACTATGATTTGTTTTCTGATTATCCGCAAAGGTGACTACGTATCGCCAATGCGGATTTTTATTTAATAGAAGACATGTTTTATGCCATAAGCTCTTTTGGCAATTTATTTCTTTCATAATACTCTCTTCTAAGAAAGTTCATGCATTCGTCGTAAGTCTTGATGAAGCCGCGTTTAATAGACTTGGCAACATCTCTTTCCAACTCCAATAATTCTCTCGCTTTCAATTCTTCTCCTACCTTGTTTCTCATGCCGGTCTCATGGGCGCCATAAACAACGTAGTTTAATGCTCTGGCCACATTCTTGATCGCAGCCTGCAAAAGATTTGGATGAACGATTGTCTTTAAAGCGCTGTTCATTTCTCTGTATGCATCCCCAGCATCATTACGATACTGGATAAGTTGGTCGTAGACGAAACGAATGACTTTTACTTCAAATCGAGGATTTATCCACATTGCAAATTTGATGAACAACATTGGATGCATCCAGACTTGTAGTTGCGGTCTACCTGCCTTTCCTTCTGTCTTTACTTTTGATTTCTTAAATGCCTGATTATCAATTTTAGGGGAATTTTCCCCTAAACCATTTTCTCTCTCTTCTTCGATCAAAGCATCAATAAATTCAATTGTTCTCTTGGATTCTAAAAATTCATCCATTTTTCTTTGTTCATTGCCTGGAGTATTATTCCATTGTCTCAAAAGCGCATTCCCGTCGAAATATCCATCACTTGTTCTCTGCAAGACCTTGAAGTTTCCCATCGGTCTCTCTAAAATCTGATTCGTTTTCATAATTATGTGTTTATAAATTGTTGCTAAAAGAAGGGCCCCACCTTTTCATCATCCTATTGTGGCAGTTGAATGATTACTCAGATAGAGCCCGAATGTCTTATTACGGTAACTGCCACGTAACCGTCAAATCTCATAACACAAAATTATGAAGCACCAAATGCCCAACCCAATTTTTTACCCTCAGAAACGTAACAGTTTCCGAAATGTGACCAAAATTTTTTAACGCTCTTGTTTTCATACGAATTATATATTAAATAGTTTATAGTGTCTGATTAATCACCGGAGTAAGCCCGGTTTGCATACAAGCTACTCATACCAACATGAGACAATACAACATTATGCTTTCTTTCTTCCATCTGCTTTTGAAAAGCTGCTCTCTGTTCAGCCAAGCGGACCATGTTCTTAGCTGAAGCCCATGCTTGTTTCAAACATGATCCGAACGTCCTACCGTACTGCTTACATTCTTTATATAATGTATGAGCCGATTTCATGATTTCGCTTTTGTTGTATTTCTGTGTTGCCATAATTGTAAATGCTATATTGTTTGTTTTGTGTTGCAAACATAATATATATTATTTGTTTTCGAATGGTAAAACATAATATTTAACTATAATTTAACATAGATGGTAAATGATATAATATTTGTTTTTGTCATATTTATGAATAACTTTGCGGCGTACAAAAACAAATATTATACATTATGGAGTTAAGAATAAAAGATATATGTAAACAGAAGGGGCTATTGCAAAAGGAATTAGCTGAAAAAGTAGGTGTCACCGATATTGCATTAAGAGCTTCTTTAAAAGGCAACCCAACAGTTGGTACCTTAGAAAAGGTGGCTAATGCTCTTAATGTAGAAGTCTGGGAACTTTTCACCGAATCCCCAGGAGAAAGTGAAATTTCCGGCTTCATTAAGGCGAAAGGAGTCATTTACGAGATAAAATCACGTCAAGACATAGAAAATTTGCTAAAAAATTTGGGGTGAGTCTGTATTTTCATTACGTTTGTGGTATTATTAACATTTTAACACAAATGATTATGAAAAACTTACTTGTCATTCTATTGATGACAACAATGTTCTCGTGTTCTAAAAGCCCAATAGAACAATCTCTAGAAAAATATGTTGTAGATAGAGCAGATGGGGTAGATATGAAATATAAGTTAAAAGATTATCATTTCATAGATACAATAACTGTTCAAAAAATGATGGATTCTCTATCTATTAAATTAACCTTAATAACGCAGGAGCCTAATTTGGAAGAGTTTAAAAATAAGAGAGATCAAGAATTTAAGCAATTTAGAGATAATGTCCCTGACTATGAAGAAAAAGTAATGAGGGGAGAATTAAAAGATGCTTCAGATTGGTGTACTGAAATTAGAATTATAACCGAAAAAGCAGATTCTATAATTGCTAATTGGAATAAAGTAGACAGGTTCTCTTATGATTTTAATTATCTTTCTTGGTGGTATACGAAAAGATCTGCTGAATTTTATGAATTTGATTATAAATTAACTTCGGACATAGATAAGGCGTTTCGTATGGTTCAAGAATCTAAAAACGATTTTGAACAATATGAAAAAATTAAAAATAGTCCAAAAGATAGTGTTATTGATTATGTGATATCACATACTTATTCCATCTACAACCCATTAATAAAGTCTAAAATAGAACAAACTGATTATGTTTATTTTGATTATGATATGAGATATAAACAGTATAAGAATACTTCTACGTTGGACGATATACTTAAACAACTGATAAAATAAGCAATTCATGGAAAATTTCAATTTCTTATGAAGGCAAAAATAATACATCAATGCCGACAAGGTATAAGAGGATAAAAGGTTAAATACTATATAATTAAACAATCATAATTGGATGAAATTTGATCCATACAATATAAGTAAAAGGCCGATAGCTTACTTTGATTTAGATTTAACATGTTTCTTTGATAAAGAAGGCCTTGATCTATACCAAGAAATTAAGGATAGCTATAATCTGTCTTTCTCGTATTATAATCAAAAAGTTATATGTGCATCTGTTACAGGTTCGGATGTTGAATTTTTGATACCTGACAGTTGCCCTATAAGCAAACCTTTATTCACTCATGAATTATTTCATTTATATATAAGAACCTGTGGAATAAACAATGAGAAGGCATTTAGAGAAAGCGCTTTAAAATATGATCTATATGATATTTTGGATATATCAGAAGATAACTTTATTGCTATGTATAATTTCCTTGACCATATAATCTTTTTCCAAGATTTTAAAAATTGCGGATATAAAGATAATGAATTTGTTGCAGACTATTATGAGAATAGGTACAACAAAGATATAGAAGCGTACATTTGGTATAAATTCAAAGATAATATTCCAGATGATTATGCTATTTGCTTTTATATTTCAAAGTATATAGGATTAAGATCTCCTGTTTCATCCATAAGAGATTATTCAAAAGCATATAAAAAAATGAAAGATCTTTCCCCTGGGTTATTCGCTGTATGTAAAGGCTTTGTGGATAAGTATCAAATTATGGCAAATGAAGATTATGCTATTATAGCAAGACAATATACTGATATTATTGATTCATTTATCTTAGAGTTAAAAAAGTTATTATCAACTACTAGATCATGACCCAATAGGCAGTTCCATTCCTTTCCTCGTAACTATACCAGCGGAAAGCAAAGTAGAATAACTGGTTAAAAAATTGGCAGTAATCATCGTTTTGTTTAAATTTGTAGCCTTATTAACACTTAAACATAAATTATCATGGAAAGTATTACATTGTTTGTCTCGATTGTGATTATTGTATTTGGAATATTGCAAATCATTTTGTTTTTTAAGGTTTGGGGGATGACTAATAATGTATCTAAAATTGAAACAGCATTATCAAATACAGAAAATAAAGAAGATAAGTTTGATTGGAAACGTGATTTTTGCGTACTGATTACATCAGGTAAGAAAGAAGAAGCAAAAGTATTGTTATTAAGGAATATGATAAATAGTTTATCCTTTAGAAATGTTATAATCAGTAATAATGAAAGTTTTAGGAATAAAGAATTGGATAATCTTAACAAAAAATATTCTGTCTATCTAAAATCAGTAGGATTAAATATTTCAGATATAGATTTTAACAATCCAATATATAAGGAAGTGATTAAATAATACAGAAAAAATTCGCTCATTTTTACAGGTTCGGTTATACAGCGTAAATATGAATGTTAAGGGAAAGTTGCATCTTTTACGCGTGCGTAGATTGAAACATTTGGAAATCCCCCTCCTCCGGCAAGTCCTACGAGGTTTCGTACCAGATGTGATATAGCCCGGGGAGCCGGGCTTTTGTTGAGAGGGAATGAAACAAGTATTTAATTAACAATACATTATCCATAAGGTGGGTGTATTTATAATTACATTTAATTTGTTTTAATATGAATTAAAAAAGTCTTGCATTTGCCATTTATGATACGTATCTTTGTTACGTAATTATCAGTCAGATCACTTTGTACTGATAATATTGAAATGTTTGAAGCTTAATAACCTATAATTTCAAAAGGAGTTACAACAATGGCACGTCCTATACAAAATACGCCTATTTTAAAGGGTGAAGACGCTAAAAGTTTTAGAAAAAACTTATTTGATACAATGACACGTAAATTATCTACTGAAGAAAAAAAAGCTAAAGAGAAGGAGATTAGGCAAATGGAAAGTAGTTATAATTTACTAGTATCTATATCAAATGGAGCATTCTATTGATTTATGGACACTTTTAAACGATCTTAAAATACAACTTACTCCCTTGTCTCAGGATTATGTATTTAAAAGTTTTGATTGTGGGGTTTGCGATTTAAATGATTTTCTGCTTAATGATGCTAAAATATACTTAAAGTACCTTAGATATACAACATTCCTTTTAGAGACCGATACCAGAATTATCGCTTATTACAGTTTGGCCAATGATTTGCTAAATATTGTAGATAGGGAGGATTTTGCTGAAGAAATGGATGAATGCAAAGTCAATATAGATTTTGAGTTCTGGGAAAAGTTTCTTAATCAGAAAATGTATCCAGCTGCAAAAATAGGCCGTTTAGCGGTAGATAAAGATTTTCAAGATCAGGGTATTGGAACATTTTTGATAAACTCGCTTGTTCAAAGTTTCATAAAGAAGAATAAAACTGGTTGTCAGTTTATTACAGTTGACGCAATCAATGATAATACTCAGCGAACAATTCATTTTTATGAGAAAAATGGCTTTAAGATGCTAACAGCAAACGACTATAATAAACCATCTAGGCAGATGTATAAGTCTCTATTGGAATATATAGATACAGACAAATAATAAAAACGCCTACACAGGACTATCTATCTGATTGAGAACAGCGCCTCGCAGAAACAATACAGAAGAGCAAAAGCCGGACTAACCTCCGGCTTTTTTTATTTCCCTACACCATTGAAACCCTCCATCAAAATTAATTTGTGACAGTACTCAAACTGTTACGTTTCTCCTCCCGAAATATTTTACCACCCTCTAGGACCTTGATAACTTTGGCTAAAAAGTTACAAGCATGCCATCTATAGAGTTTATAATTAAAGCAAATTACAAAGAAGTTGAAGAAGCCTATGCTAGGATTGATGCTTTGAAAGATTTGGTAAAAGGCTTTAAGGCTGACAGTCCGGAAGGTATTTCCATCATTGGAGACATCAATAAAGAACAGGGTAAGATAGAAAAACTTGTAGAAGAAATACGTAAATTAAAACAAGAACAAGCTCTACAGGCACAAGATGCTATTAACAATGTAAAAGCGCAAGAGGCTGCATTGCTTAAATTGGCTCAGCAATACAAGGATTTGAGTGAGCAAATAAATAACTATTCTAACGCGACTCCTCCTGCTGCAACAGCAACAACAAAAACACCCTCAGAAACGTCTTCTTCTCAATCCCAGGCGGCTGAATCTGCTAAGGAGCAGTCAATGGCTTTTGAAGAATTAAATGAAAGTCTAGAATTGGTAAATGGTTCTCTGGAGGATAATATAAAAAGGCTACTAGAAGAAAAAGATGCTTTGTCTAATATAAAAAAGCAATTAGCAGAATTAACGAAAGAGCAAGAAAAAAATGGACAGATATCTGAGGAGCAAAAAAGGATAAGACTGGAATTGTCTAAAGCGGAAATTGAACATAAACAATCTATTTCAACATTACAAAGAAGAATTAATACTGATGCAAAATTGGATTCAGCGGTTAGTGAATCGATGGATCAGCTTTCGCAATCATTAGGAAGAATGAGGAGCGTATATCGTTCACTTACGTCTGAAGAAAGAAATTCTCCATTTGGAAAATCTCTATTGGATAATATTCAAAAACTAGATTCTGAATTAAAGAAACTAGACGCTTCGATAGGTAACCATCAACGTAATGTGGGTAATTATTCTAGCGCATTGGATAACTTATCTTCGGCAATGGATGGTGCTCTTGATGCGGCGTCTGCTTTACCTGGTCCTATTGGGGCTTCAGCATCTGGTATCAAAACTTTAACTAAAGCTTCGTTAGCTTTTATTGCTACTCCTGTAGGAGCGGCTCTAGCTGCAATTGTTGCGGCTTTGGCTGTTTTGTCTTCTTGGTTTACACGTACCGAAGAGGGACAGAATGCGTTAAACGTTGCTAGCGCCTATTTTAAGCAAACATTAGATTCTATCCTTGATGTTGTTGACGATGTTGGAGAGTGGTTATTTAATGCTTTCACCAAACCCAAAGAGGCATTGCAGGATTTATCAGACTTTTTAGAGGATCAAGTGATGGTCCGTTTGAAATCTCTTGGCAGAATGGGCGAAGCTATAATGAAAATTTTCTCTGGAGATTATAAACAAGGTTTTGCTGATTTAGGAAATGCTTGGCTTGAACAGATAACCGGTATTGAAGATGCCGGGAAAAAGGCTTTGAAATTTGCAGCAGAAACTAATAAAAAAGCAAAAGAAGGTTCGGCCTTGGCGAAGAGAGAAAATGAATTGGCTATTGAACAAAGAAAATGGCTGGTAGAACGTTCTGAATTAGAGGCTAAAATCAATGAACTTAGAGAAAGAAGCCAAGACTCTTCTTTAACAGAAAAAGAGAGATTGAAGGCTTCAAAGGAGGCTTCTGCTCTTATTAATCAAGTATATGAAAAAGAAAGAAAGCTGGCTGTAGAAAGTAGAGATATAATTGCAGAGACAAATAAACTCTCTCATTCGAATGCTCAGGCAAAGGATGAAGAGGCAAAAGCTACAGCAAAAATTAATAAGCTTGATGCGGAACGTGCAGCAAAAAATAGAGAATTGCTGAGTCAACAAAAAGAACTTAATAATCAGATTAAAACTAAAGTAGAAAATGCTAACAGACAAAAAGTCCAAGTAGCCAACAGGATAAGAGAAATAGAAGAAGCTCAGAAAAAGATATCGGAAAAAGAAGTCGAGGCTGAACTGAAGATAGAGCAGAACAAGATAAACGCAATGGAAGAAGGAGCCGATAAGACTCTTGCTCAAATCCAGTTTAATTATCAGAGGCAAATAGCCGAAGTCACCAAGTTTGGTAATGAGCTTGTAAAAGCACAGAAAGATGCCGAAGAAAAAGCATGGAAAGCTGCTAATCCCAATTGGGAGAAGGAAGGTAAGATATTTGAACCAACTATTAAATCTATTTCCCAGTTGCCACAAAAAGAACTGGAAACCCTTGCCAAAATGCTCAAGTCTATCGAAGATTTGAGGGATAGACAAGAACAAAACTTTTTAGAGTCAAGCCTTAAAAAATATCAGAATTACACAACTCAGCGTATTAAAGCAGAGGAAGAGTTTGACAAGGACAAAGCTGCTTTAGAAAAGCAAAGAACGGAACAGAACGGTAAAGAAATAGACGAAGCTCTCGCACAGTTGGAGAAGGATCGGGAGAAATCTATAGGCAAGATTAAAGTAGATGAGATCATGAATAGTGAGGATTGGACCACTCTATTTAACGACATGGAATCTTTGTCTACAAAGAAAGTCAATGAGTTGATTGATACAATTAGCGATCAATTGAAAAATGCAAAGCTTGATCCTATTAATTTAAAGGCCGTTACTGATCAATTAGATAAGGCAAAGGAATATGTTATAGGTGTCAATCCTTTTGCCCAATTGGTAAAATACATAAAAGAGTATGATGCAGCATCTAGTGACGTAGAAAAGAAGAAAGCTTTGACGAAAGCATTAAAATCCGCACTAGAAGGGGCTGATCAACTATCTCAAGTGTTTGGATCGTTGGACGGCATGTTGCAGGAAATTGGGGTTGATATACCTGCACTAAGCGGATTATCGAACGTACTAGGAAGCATCGCCAGCATTGATTTTACAAAACCGGCAAGTATTATTACAGGGGCATTAGGCGCCATCGGTTCTGTTTTCTCGATAGGTAAAAAGGTCAAAGAAATGAATGCCGCGGCCCGGGCAGAGCAGCAGAAGTTTTACGATGAAGTGCATAAAGGAGAAATGGAATACCAAGCCTTGCTTCGCGAACGTGCCCGTCTGGAGCAACAGCTTGGTGAGACATCAATATCTTACAATAGCCGTATTACCGCTGAACTTGACAAGCAGAGGAAGACTATTGATGCCCAGGTTAATACCCTAATGAAGCAGCTACAGCAGGAAAGTTATATTTCCGGCGTAGGATATAAACATGGAACCTGGTTCCGGAAGGCTAAGACGTGGAATGAGTATGAATCTCTCATGGGGAAAACCTATGATGAGATAGAGGCGTTGTACATGTCTAACAAACTGGATGGAAAAGCGAAAGAATTATTCGAAGAACTTCAGAAGCTTAAAGAAGAAGGAGCCGAAATAGACCAGATGCTCGTTGATCAAGCAGAAGCATTCAGGGAATATCTTTCCGGTATGACTTTTGACAGCTTGAAAGAGTCTATCAAGAGCGCTTTTGAAGATGGTAAATTTGATATACAGGACGCCGCTGATTTTACCAAACAAGTGTTCAAGAAAGCAATTTTGCAAGCATTAGAGGCGAAAGTCTTAGAAAAAGCTTTACAGCCATTCCTCGAATCTTTTCAGTCTGATGCGGAAGCCGGTACTTTATTTGAACCCGGAAAGATGGACTATTATCAGGAGTGGATTAAGAGAATTGGCGAGGAAGGGAATGCTTTCATGGACAATATTATGAAATTACCGGAGATTGCGAATATATTCAATAATGAGGCTACCCGTTCCGCTCAGGCTAAAGGCATTGCTTCTATCTCCCAGGATACTGGTGACAAATTGGATGGAAAGGCTACCGCCGGCCTTATCTATTTGGATAAAATGACAACATCATCATACGATATAGCAGGTAGTATCAAAGATCTTACCCGACAGAGTTACGATGGTTGGAAGAATGTAGAAGCAATAAAAGAATTATCCAGTGATATAAAAAATATCAATAATAGGATTGCGGATAATACGGAAGATATAGGTGCAATCCTAAAGACAATCAGATCCGATACAAAGGGGATGAATGAAGATGTTAGTTATGTGAGAACAAACGGTTTATACGTAAAACGATGAGAGGAGACGTATACATAGATGGCATAGATATTTTTTCGGCTTATGGGGCAAATATAACCGATGGGCTGGATTCATTATTTACTTTTCCCGCCATTAAGGAGCCGGAATCAAATGATTGGCCGGAAGAGGATGGGGTAGAAGTAGATTTAGAGACCATACATCTCCTGGCTACAGAGGTTTCTCTTACTTTTTTTGCTGATAATCCAGACGATTTGATAGCTAAAATCAGCGAACCTGGTTATCACACAATAAGTGTTTCGGAATATGGAAAGGAGTGGTCTTTTAGATTATCCAGTCAGACATCTAATAAAGTCATAAAAGATGCTGGAGCATTTGGGTTAAAGTTTACGATAGATCATCCGGATCAGCCTTTGACTCCTGTGTCTTATTCGCCTGGTACATGGGTTAAAGACTCAGGATATTACATTGATGATATAAACTTTAACTCCTTTGGTGTAGAAGTCTATGGAGGATTGGACGAAATAACCAAATCTCCAGTAGTCAAGCAGAATTTAATACGAAATGATATAAGCGTCATAGATGGCCAGATATATGATACCGGAACGCTTGTGTTTAACAGTATGGATGTATCCTTGAAATGCCTGTTTGTTGCATCAAATATGGATAGTTTTTGGAATTGCTACAATGCCTTTTTTGCAAAAATGATAGAGCCGGGAGAAAAGATGTTGTATGTCGAATTTACAGGTATCACTTATCCGGTGTACTACAAGAAAAGCGGCAACTTTAAGATTCGTTCGTCCAAGAATCATGTAATGATAGAGTTTAGTCTTACACTTGGATTTATCTCATTCCGCATTGAAGGCAGACAATATATATTGGCGGCAGAAGATGGCGCATTGATTATAACAGAAGATGGTTTAAACTATATAGATATGAACGTATATGGGGGAGAATAAACGATTGACGCCAAAGAAAGCGTCGGATACAAAAGCTATGACAAGCTCCAATCTCTCAAATTTTAACGCTTTGGGCTTTGATAAATCGACAAATGAGAGTGCTCATGCGTCGATGGAGTTGTTAAAGGGGAATAGAGGAGATAACGCTTATGAACTGTGGATAAAACAGCCTGGCAACGCTGGAAAAACCTACGAGGACTATCTTGCGTTTAACAAGCAGCCTGCAACAGATGCAGCTAAACAGGTTACTGATAAAATGGCTCAAATTGAACAGGAAGCAAATGTTGTTATATCCAGTACGAATAAAGCAAAAGAAGCAGCCGAAAAAGCTACCACGAATGCAGATGCTGCTACCGCAAGTGCTAATTCCGCTGCTGCTACAGCCAACGAAAAAGCAGGATTAGCAAATACTGCTGCAGATAATGCCAATAAGGCTGCCAGTAGGGTTGACGAAGCAATTACAAATGCAGATAATGCCACAACAGAAGCCGTTACAGCAGCAGAACAGGCAAACAGCAAGGCAGCTTTAGCTGGTGAGGCAGCCAGTAAAGCCGAAACAGCGGCTGATTTGGCAAATCGTTCGGCAGCCACTGCGGATGAATCGGCTAAACTAGCAGAAGAAAAAGCAGAACTAGCAGGTAAAGCAGCGGAGGCGGCCAATACAAGCGCAGATAATGCAAATTCACAGGCTTCAAACGCAGAAAGTGCAGCTTCTGCAGCAGATGCCGCTGCCCAAAGAGCTGAAACGGCCATATCAAATACAGAAATTGCAATTGATACGGCAGAAGAAGCTACTGCTGCTGCAACCGAAGCTGCTACATTAGCTAATACTGCGGCAGAGACGGCAGAAGAGTCCGCCCAGGAAGCAGATAAGCAAGCATTGGCAGCTAAAGGTGCCGCTGCCGATGCTCAAGACACAGCTGATCATCCGACCTATATAGGAGCCGATTACCATGTATACAGATGGAACAAAGAAGCAAAAGCTTACGACAAGACGGATATCTTTGTTAAAGGAGATGCATTCTCTATTAAAAAGGTTTACCCTTCTATTCCAGACATGAATGCGGATTTGGATAATCCGGAAATCAAAGAAGGAGATTTTGTTTTAATAAACACCAATGATGTTGAAGACCCGGATAATGCTCAACTTTACATTCGGACTGAAACAGGCTTTAGATTTCTTGTTGATATGTCTGGGGCTATTGGTTTTACTGGTAAAACTCCGCAGTTTGGGATAGGGACTGTAACCAAAGGAGATGATCCTGTGGCAAGTTTGTCAGAAGATGGAACAGATGCCGATGGTAACCCTAAATATAAACTGAATCTAGTGTTACCTAAAGGCGATAAAGGAGATAAAGGCGATACAGGAGATATAGGACCAATCGGACCTAAAGGAGAAAAGGGGGATATCGGACCTAAAGGTGAACCTTTTGTCTATAGTGATTTTACCGCAGAGCAATTAGCCGGATTAAAAGGTCCTAAAGGTGACAAAGGAGACACGGGAGCCGCATTTACCTATGATATGTTTACTCCTGATCAATTAGAAGATTTAGTTGGACCTAAAGGGGATAAGGGTGATACTGGTCCCCAAGGACCTAAAGGAGAGCAGGGTATTCAGGGTCCACAAGGGGTGAAAGGTGATACAGGGGCACAGGGGATACAAGGTCCACAAGGACTTAAGGGGGAAACCGGAGCTACCGGCCCGCAGGGACCCAAAGGAGACAAGGGAGATACGGGAGCAACAGGACCCCAAGGGGCAAAGGGTGAAAAGGGGGATACAGGCGCAACAGGCCCGCAGGGACCAAAAGGTGATACAGGAGCAACCGGGCCCCAAGGACCAAAAGGACCAGGATTTGACTCAGCTACAATTGAAAAAGTTGGAAGATTACATAATTACACAACTGCAACAACTGTTGCTGGTTTGAATGTAAACTATGAGGAGATTTATGTGACACTTAGTGCTAACGCCTCATTGTCTGTAAGTGCAACGGGTTCGGCTTATAACGGGCGAACTATAACAGCTTATGTTTATTGTTCATCAGCTAGGACCATTACAATTCCTACATCTGGATCGTATATGAGTATGTGTGGTAGTTCGTATACGTGCCCTGCAGGTAAAAGTGTTGAATTTAACCTGAAATGTATAAATGCTGTTTGGCGTATTGCTAAACTAGAACAAGAATAGGAGGGTGTATGAGCAGAAGAAGGTTTATGGGATCTGTAAAAAAGCTAACAGAGATCATTGAAGAAATTAAATCATCTACTAATTGGACTGTCCCGTCAGGTGTCTATAGTATAGATATTTATCTCTGTGGCGGAGGTGGCGGTGGAGCTAGAGCTGGCGGTGGTGGTGGCGGAGGATATGGGGAAAGTGTTTATTCTGTGTCTGTTACCCCAGGGCAAGTGATACCTGTTACAGTTGGGCTCGGAGGTGCTGGTAGAAATAATGAATCCCAGGGTGGAACTGGCGGTACTACGTCTATGCTAGGCTATAGTGCTACTGGTGGTATTGGTGGACTCTATGGTGGTAGAGGCTATGGGGGAAATGGGGGAAATGGCGGATGCGGTGGTGGCGGATGCGATGGTGGAGATGGAGGTTCTGAAGGAGGAAGTGGAACAGCAGGAGACCGCGGCTCTGGAGGTAGTGGAGGAGGTAGTTCGGTAAAACCATTTGCATCTATGCAAGCTACATCTGGGGGAGGCGGTGGTGGAGCTGTCTATCAAAGAAGAGGATATGGTGGTAATGGCTATGGCTTGGGAAATGCTGTTGCTGGTGTAGGTGATGGAGGCGGTCTTCCTGGTTCGGGATATGGCGGTGGCGGTGGTGGTGGCTGGACAAATCCAGTTACTACTATCGGATACGGTGGAGGCAATGGTGGTAGTGGTGTTGTTATACTAAGATATATGGGGCATAAGTAATTATAAATAAATTTAATATGGATACAATAAATTTCGATGAATATAGATATTGGTATGTAAATCGCGATGCAGAGACAATTTATGTGGGCTTTAATGAAAAGTTAGATAAAGACAGTAATGCTATCGGAGAAGGCTGGGATGATTATGCTAAAGGCTATTGGGTAATTCTAAGTCAAGATAATATTATGTTTAAGGAATCAAACTCTGATGCATCTGTTGAAGAAGTTTTGAAATTACAGTTGATGCCTAAACCTGTACCTACACCAGAAGAATTACTGTATGTGGCAAAGGAAGACAAGAAGCAAGAGGTATTCGATCAGGACATTCACCACTATTATCTTGATGGTAAGGATATATATATGCATGGTTATGGTAGAGCGGAAATAAAGGACAGAAGTTCTCATAAAAACAATATTACATTTAATTATATAACTTATCCTTCAGATATAATAATTGAGGCTATCAATGAAATGTATGACTATGATGATTCTTGCAATATTGTGACAGATAATTTACTAAAGGCTATTGAAAAAACAACAACAATAGAGGAAGTTAAAAATATTGAAGTTGCTGGATATCCGGAAGTAATTCGCAGGACAACGGAAGAATTACAATCGGCTATTGATTATAAAAAACAACATGATCCGGAAGTACAGGTATTGAGAGTTAGCCGTATGTCCATCTCTGCTATGACTATGGATGATACAACAGCGGTAAAGAATAAATACGGACATGCAGAATGGATAGACTTTATCGGTGGTAAGTTGGAAATAGGTAATCGTGTGTTGTACAATGATTGGCTGTGGAAAGTTAGACAACCTATTAATCCTGTGCTAGAAATATACCCTCCGTCAATTGATACCGCAGCATTATATGAACGCTTGGACGAAAATCATGAGGGAACAGAGTTTGATCCAAAGTTATACGCTTCGGGGATGGCACTAGAGCAAGACAAATACTATACAGAATTAGACAATGGAGCTCGTGTGAAGTATTTTTGTTATAGGGGATCAATAGATCCTGTTTATTCAAAACTTAAGGATTTGGTTGATTTATACGTGAGACCAGTGGATTGACTAACTTAAAATTAAAAACATGATACTACAAATTATTTCATTATTGATTATTACCGGATACACCACAGCGGTGTGTATTAAGGCTAAGGGTGTTCCTTATTCAATCAGTGCAACATTTTATAAATTAGAGCATCCGTATTGGTTTTTAGCTACCATGTGGTTGACAGCAGGGCTGCTTATGCCTTCTATATTAGAGGCAAGTAAACCGGGAACAGAGTTTCTTGCTTTTCTGGCATGCGTAGGTATGTTTATGGTTGGAGCGGCTCCTAATTTCAAGGAAGAGTTCGAGGGAAAGATACATCTTGCCGGAGCTCTTATGTGTGTTGTTGGATCGCAATTATGGGTTGCTTTCAACGCATGGTATATGCTTGTTGTATGGCTGGGATATATCGGATACACAGCCTTGTATATGGCAAAAGAAAAAGAAGGGAACTTTTGGTATAAATTTTACCAAAGCAGACCTATGTTTTGGGTAGAGATAGCGGCTATAAGTGCTATTTTTCTGGCTGTTTTGTTCAAATAAAAAAAATATCGTCACACTTGCGTAACTGTTACGTTTCTCTTTATCCGATATTTCCTGCAAACAGAAGTATCGGATAATTTTATCGTAAAATATCGAAATATGATTATCTACGATAAAACAGGCGAAGTATTATTTGATGTTCAGGTTAACGATTCCAGCGTCAGAAACCGGGCGATAATGGGGGACAACTCTGTTACTCTAAATCTTAGTCTCCTAGAATATGCAACTATTCCCGTCGGATCATATATAGAGTATCAAGGACAAAGATATACCTTATGGAGACCGGATAATTTTAAAAAGCATGGGACAAGAAATTTTGAGTATACAATAACATTCGGCAGTAATCAGGAGATACTCAAGAGATACAAATACAAGTCTCTTTCTGATATTCCCTTTCAGCTTAAGTTTACTCTAACGGCCAAGCCCAAAATGTTCCTTCAGTTGCTTGTGGACAATCTTAATTTGAGAGATTCGGGGTGGACTGTAGGAGATTGTATTGTTGCAACGGAAAAATATTTATCGTTTAACCATGAGTATTGTTACGATGTACTTGGAAGGCTAGCACAAGAATTTAACACAGAATGGGAAATAGACGGTAAGACTATCCATTTACGTAAGGTCGAGAAGTTTAAGACTGAGCCTCTAGCTTTATCATATGGTAAAGGAAATGGTTTTAGACCGGGAGTAGGAAGAGCTACCCAAGGTGATAAATCACCGCTAAACCTGCTGTTTGTACAGGGTGGCGATAGGAATATCGATCTGGCAACATATAATAGCCGATATCTTTTATTACCTAAATCCAAAGAGCTTGAATACGAAGGACGTAAATACAAGACGGATAAGGATGGTATGTATATCACCAGAGCGGATAAAGAAGTGTCTCAGTATAATGAAGATAGTTATGACGCTTCAAATATTTATCCTTCCAGAGTGGGCGAAGTCACCGCTGTGACTACGGAAGAAGGCAAAGACGATGCTGGCAATCCTGTTACGTTTTACAACATTGTTGATTCGACTATACCGGCGGATCTAAATTATCGTGACTGCCGAATTGCAGGAGAAAAAGCTACGATGATATTTCAGACTGGCGTATTGACCGGAAGAGAGTTTGATATTGTCCAGACAGACACCGATCTGACTGGCTATGATCATGCAACACGGACTTTCAAACTTGTCCCGCTAGAAGAAGATGGTGTTACTCTACCAAACGAGAACTTAAAACCGGCTATCGGGGATAAATATGCAATCTTTAACATCAAGTTACCACAGGCATATATCCAAGATGATGCAACTCAGACTGGAGCGTCATGGGAGATGTTTAAAGAGGCTGTTAGGTACTTTTATGAGAACGAAGAGGAGAAATTTAGCTTTACAGGTGAGCTAGACCCCATATGGGCTAAAAACAAATGGCTGGAAATAGGGGGCAAAATAGTACCGGGTGGATATATCCAGTTTTCGGATACCCAATTTCAGCCAGAAGGAATACTAATCCGTATAACTTCGGTTAAGGACTACATAAATAAGCCTCACGCCCCTGTTATTGAACTGTCTAATGTGCCGGTGGGAGGCTCTATTTCTACAGATTTAGGTAAGATTGACTCGAATGAAGTTGTCGATGAAAATAGGTATAAAGGTTCGATATCCTTAACGAAAAGGAGGTTTAGGGATTTGGAGGAAACTGGAAAGATGCTGGAAGCCGCCATTGACGGTTTTTCTGAAGCTATCAACCCTATTTATATCCAGACAATGTCTTTACAGGTAGGCTCGGAAAGTCTTCAATTTCGCTTTGTAAACAATAAAACAAATCCGGTTGAAACGATACCTAATTTTGATTACAACCAGAAGACGAAAGTCTTTACGGCTCCGGCTGCTATACTCCAACACATGACCTTGGGGATTGACAAGATATCTCCAACACATAAGCCTTCGGACTATAAATTTTGGGATATGTCGTCATATACTTCCCCTTCATTAGACGAAACGGCTGCGATGTATTTCTATGCGAAATGTTCAAAGACGGGGACGACTGGATCATTTCTTTTGAGCAAGACAGCCTATAAGATGGACCCGGGAGACGGATATTACTATTTTCTGGTTGGTACTTTATCAAGCGAATATGAGGGAGAAAGAAGCTATCGGAATGTCTATGGATTCACAGAAGTGTTGCCTGGAAGTATTACGACTAGCGTGATTGTTAGTTCTGACGGTCAAACATATTTCAACCTTGTAGATGGGGAGATTGTAGCGGCTCACCTCACTATAAAATCCGGATCAGGATACAACAACTTGACGGATAAACCGGATCTCGGTATTTATGCTACAAATGCGGAATTATCTATTCAAAGTAATCGTATTTCTGCTACGGTGGAATCAATTAACAAAATTGATAATACAATAAAAACATCAGGTTGGATCACTCAGGATTATGCTACTTCCATATTTGCAGCCAAAAGTGATCTGAAGACGCTCGAAACATCTGTTGCCAGTCTTTCAGTACAGTATGATCAAATATCTTCAGCTGTAGGCACGAATACACAGGGTATAAAGGATGCGAAGGATTTGGCAAGTAAAGCTTATGAGGTAGGATTATATAGCCAAGAACAGTACAGTCAAACCAGTAATCCGTGGAACAACTGGTCTTCAGGGGAAGAATTTAAACATGTTGGTGCGTTGTGGTATAATCCATCAACAAAGATTACTAAACGATATACAGGTATTGATGGAAGCAATAGTTGGGAAACAGTTAACGATAGCGCGGTCACGGCTGCATCTTTTGTCCTGCAAAATAAAGATAAATGGCAGTTAGTTGTTGCCAATTTCGACGCTAATGGAAATCCTACAGAAGAGTCTGGTATATTAACCACAGCTTATGGTAATACCCTGTATGCTAAAAAAGACGGAATTATATCAGCCATAAACCAGACGCCAGAGACTATAAGTATAGAAGCCTCAAAAATAAATCTGAACGGGGTAGTTACTGCAAACAATTATTTCAAGATATTGCCAGATGGGTCGATGCAGGCAACCTCTGGAAAGATAGCCTCTTTTAATATATACGAAGATGCTATTACTATCTCGCGTAACGGTATTTATTCTGGCTTCGGCACAAATACCGCCCCCGCTACATTAGGTTTGAATGTCCCGCTGTGGATAAGAAATATCTCTAATGAAGATACGTGTTATGCTGCTTATTTTGAAGCAACCGGAGGTCTTGAACATAATTATGCATTAAGCTTAAAAGGCTGTTTACAAATGAGAGGAGGATTTTCCAATCTGGAGAGAGCAAAATATCTTAAATTTTCAGAGGGAGCAGGTAGTAATTCTATTCAGAGCTGGTTTAAAGATTACGATACTTTCATAATTAATAATGATTCGGGTAACTATATGTCTGTATACCTTCCTAGATATGACGGAGATATAACTGGCGACTACTCAAAGACATCATTTATACTAAATATATTAGCTATTGGGACAGGCAGAATAAATTTAAGAACATTGGGAACTCAAACGACCATAAGAGATCAAGACGGAAATATTATAAACGATACCAACTCAACTATATATGGTAATATAGATATGGCTAGAGGTGATTCTGTCATATTGCTTTATTATGCTCAGGTATATTATGTATTAAATATTAATCATTAAATAAAAATAATAATGAAACAAATGAGAATCAATTTTAAAGAGTTAAAAGTAGAATATGGAGTAGAGCGTATCGAAACGCTAGATTTAAGAAAAGAGTGGGGAGATGCTTTGCATCGTGCTTCAGAGAGTGTCCCTATGACTGAATTGGCAAGAAAGATATATTACTCGGAAGGACCTTTGGAAATCTCTGACGAAGATTTTAAAACAATGATGGCTCTTTTATCAAGATCGTTTAAGAAGTTTCTCATTGACTCTGTCACGAAAGCAGGCGAAGAATCTAAAAATAAGGAGGAATAACTATGGCACTAGAACAAGTATCATCAGTGGTAAAAAGTACTTACCTAAACAACGTTGCAGGTTACGATATACAGTATAACGTAGCACAAGACGAAGGTCAGAACGTAACATCGATAACAGGAACGGTCAAAAAGGCTGATGTCCGGTTTGGGTATATTACAATCAATGCAGACGGAACCAAAAATATTTCGTTTGACAGGCCTATATCGGACGAAGACAGCGAAGCCATCTATACCGCTGCATTATCCGATACAAAATCAATTTTTGAACAACGGAATACTAAAGAAGAATGATTATCATAAATACTTAACAAAAGTATATCCAGGGTACTCTTTAGTGCTCTGGGTACAATAAAAGGATCGGCAATGGAATGGAAAGAAATTATTATTGCGCTAATTGGACTTGTAGGGGGAGGAGGATTGACGGCTTTGTTGCTCCTCCCGCAAAAAAAACGACAGGCTGAGCTTGAGAATGACTTTAAAGTCACACAGCAATGGAGAGAACTTTTTGAAAGAACAGAAAAGGATGCTCAGTCAAAGAGCCAATACATAAGTGAGTTACATAAAGACAACAATAATCTAAGAGATGAGATTAACGATTTAACAACTCGTAATGCAGAACTTAAATTGTTGAAATGTGATAAAATAGATTGTACAGTTCGCAAACCGCCTTTTGGCAAAATAGACAAAAAAGATGAAAAAGAATGAATTACCGCGTGGACTACGAAACAACAACCCGGGAAACATCAGACGTAACAGTGACGTGTTTCAAGGCGAGGTGAACCCTAGCCGTGACAAAGATTTTAAACAGTTTAAGTCAATGGCTTACGGCTATCGGGCAGTATTTAAAATCCTGTCAAACTATCATAGGGTGTACAAGTTAACGACAATCCGGAAGATGATCAGTCGATGGGCGCCGGAAAACGAGAACAATACGGCCGCGTACGTGTCTTTGGTAAGTAGCTATTCCGGGATCGGACCCGACGACCTGCTCAACTTCGACCGCGAACAGATGATCCGGATTGTCGCCGGAATGAGTCGTGTCGAGAATGGGATAGAGGCTGTTATGTCGGATGTAATAGCTGGGTGGAATCTGCTATGAAAGCCTGGCACGTCATATTGTTGTTGATCGGTCTGGTGGCAAGCTTCTTTACCGGATACCACATTCGAAGAACTGATGCGAAAAACGCACAAGTCAAACGTGATACAGTAATAGACACCTTGAGAACAGTTTTGCCGATTCCTTCTTTTGAAATTGAATTAAGCGAGGTTGAGATACCTTATCCAATTATTGTTAAAGAGAAAGGGCAGGATAGGGTTGATACGATATATGTTCCGGTTCCAGTGACACAGAAAGAATATGTATCGGAAAACTATCGCGCTTGGGTTTCCGGTTATAACGCGGCTTTGGATAGCATATACGTTTTCCCAAAGACAGTTTATATTACACAAACAATGCCTGCTCGTAAGTGGGGATTGGGGGTTGTCGGAGGCTACGGTGTTGGTCGGTCTGGTTTATCTCCTTATGTTGGGGTAGGAATCTATTATAGACTATGGTAACGAAATAGCTTTTTGTTCATAAGCACCTCTTTTCTGGGGCTTCAGAGGTAAAATAAAAGCCCCCAACGTATCCGTTTAACTGCTACATAAAACTGATACACAAGCGTAACCACTCGCACGTTGGGGACTCTAATGTCTTCAACACGAATGGTTACGCTTTTGTTGCATTGTATAGTATGTTTTATGTAGCAAGGGCAAAGGTAAAATTAAAATTCAAATTTTATGTGTAAATCAGAAATCTTTGCCGAAATATTAAGAATTGTTTCAAAAGAAACAGAGATATCAACTAACGAAATCCTTTCAAATAGTAAGGAAGCCGAAATTGTCGACGCTCGTTACTTGCTTGTTCATCTTCTTTACGAACGTGGTTTTTATCCTTCTCAAATAGCTTTGCAGACCAACAAGACTAAACGTTCTATAAACTATATTTTATCCGGTTTTTCCGACCGAATACAACGTGGGAAAATGTTGAGAATACAATACGAAAATATAAAGAAATCACAAGGAAATCATTGATTTATAGACTAGATGTGTATCTGTAGTTTTGTGTCGGTAAGGAATATTTCCTGCTACAACAAAAAAGATATACAAAATGGATAGAAATTATTTTATCGGTACTCCTGAAGGTGGAAATTCCGGTGGAAGCAAATTTGACATCATGGCGTTTCTTCCTAGTCTAATGGGAGGTGGCGGAAAATCGTTAGACCCTAATCTAGTTGCAGCTTTGATGAACAACAAAGGCAATCAAGATGCTTGGGGTGGCGGTGGTTGTTGGTGGATCTGGATCATTCTGCTTTTCTTCGTCTTTGGCGGTTGGGGCAATGGTAACGGCTTTGGCAATAACCGTAACGGCGGCGGTTTACCTGCTGAACTTAACAACGACGCCGGTCGTGAACTTCTTATGAATGCAATTCAAGGCAATGGACAGGCTATAGGTCAGTTGTCAAGCTCGCTGAACTGTTCTACTCAACAGTTGCAAAATGCTATCTGTCAGATTCAGGGTCAGATTCAGAACGTGGGTAACCAGGTTGGTTTGTCTTCTCAGCAGATCATCAATGCCATTCAGTCCGGTAACAATCAGTTGTTGAGTCAGATTGCTTCATGTTGCTGCGATGTCCGTAACGCTATCACCACACAGGGTTACGAAAATCAGTTAGCTATTGTTAATCAAACTAATACTTTGACGGGCAACTCTAACACACAGTTTAACATCTTAGGCGCTAAGATTGATGCTCAGACTCAAATTATCAATGACAAATTCTGTCAGCTTGAAATGCGCGAAATGCAGAGCAAGATTGATACTTTGCGTCAGGAAAAATCTGCATTGGAATTGGGTATTTCACAGGCTGCTCAGACTGCAAACATTGTGGCTCAGCTTAAGTCTCCGTGCCCTATCCCGGCTTATTTCGTTCCGAATCCGAACTGTTGCAATCCAATGCAGGTACAGGTTACTCGCGAAGGATGTGGTTGCGCTTATAACGGCTTAGTGTAAGGAGGGGATAATATGACAGCAAGATTTAATGTAAGAACTTGCGTCCCCAGGGTTGACGTGAATGGAATCTATGTCTTATCAACAACAGGAAAGGTTGTTACTACACCTACAGGCGAAGAGTCGCAGATTGATTTCGGGCTTAATCCGTTCGAATGGTGTGCACTTCCGGAGATTGGGGTGCTAATCTGGAGGGTAAGACATCCTGTTACGACTACTGAGGCTACTTATCCGGTTAATGTGGTTATGCCCAATGGATATGCGACCACTGTTCCGTCACAAGATACTCAAATCGGCACCAATCGGATTCCGGTAGTCGACCATCATAATGTCCAGGTTATAGGTAGTGATGTAAACGTTCCGGTAGATACGGGTAGCGGATCACCAGTGGTAGGTGGTTACACAGAGCATATTGTTTGGTTTAATAAACCACAGGGAATATTCCGTCTGTTAGGTGTAAAATCATCAAACAATCCTACTCCGGCTGACCAGGGTGGTAATACTCCGGCAGAAACAAGCGCGGTAAAAAGTAAATGATGAGAGTCCGGGTAACTCCGGCTCTCTTTTAAATCAAGAAGAAAATGACATTCAAAGAACTAAGAGAAGGCAATAGGTATTTTATCTTGCATAAAACAGATAAACCATTTTGCGAAATAGGAAGCGTGATAGGAGTAACCAATTTACGTCCGAAGCCTCAGAATATGGTAAATGGATATCCGGCTATGCAGCCTGAAATGATCATTGACATATCAGTCAAGGTTGGAGATGATACGGTTAAGTTGTCATCTGTCCCAGCAGACAAGTCTATCGCTGATTATAAACCGGAAAATGGTGAAAAATTGGTGTTATCCTGTGATCAAACGATGATCAATCAGGAGATTAGTGCCATGCTGCAAAACAGTCAACAGATATTGGCGAGCATAGAGACTCATAAGTCAATCATTGACAATTGCGAATTGATGCTTAACCAGCTTAATCCACAATTTAAAAAGGAAAAAGAACAGGAAAGTAAGATTCAAAGTCTTGAAAATGAAATTGCGGAAATGAAGAAGATGTTTGGTGGCGGATTCGAAGAACTTAAGTCTCTTCTTCTTGAAAAACAGAGTACTAACAATAAAAAAGCAACAACGTAATATGGGATCAAGAAAACTAGAAGAGCTTTACAGAGAATTTGACGCCTATGAGGACGAAGATTTGATGGAAGCTATGGAAGAGGCCTACAAACTCGGCTGCAAAGAAGGCAAAAGAAAGGCTATGGATGGCGGCATGGGATTCAGGGAAGATGATGACGATGATAACGATGAATTTCGTCGTGATTGGTCACGTGGAGGTGGTGACGGTTATGGAGAGAGACGCGGTGTAAAAGGGACCGGTCGTTACGCGGGAGAGTACCGCAGACGTAGACGTTATTAATCAGAAGGGGGACGGTGTTCCCCTTCATTTAAAATAGACAATAATATGAGACTAGATATGTATGACGAATTTCCTTCCGGCATGAAAGCTTACCTTTCGCAATACGGATGGCATTTTAGCAAGGCCATGTGTGATTTTGCTGTATCCATGATGGAAAAAGAAGACGGTAACGGCAAGAAAGTGAAAATCACACCTTGGACGAAAGAGCAGGTAGATGAACTGTTGAAAAAATACAGTGTTGAAGTAAAGAAAAAAGGAGGCTTCGATTATGTATATGCGGCTAATATGTGCAAGGCCGATTATTTAGGCTCTTCTGTGCCAAATGAACAATATGCAGCTCTGCATATTAAAAATGTCTGTGACGATCCGGATGCTTACGATGGTATTGTATTCACACGATTCTATGCAGATATGATCGGTTCCGGAACACCTATAATTTGGGAGGAAATGATCTAATGAGCGGATGGGGTTACATATTTCGTATCCTTAAGGGAGAGTCCCCCTCGGACGTGCTGGCTAGTATGCCAAAAAAGGATTATGATAAAGTTGCTTCCGTCGTAAATAGTTTGAATAACACAAATCTATCCAGACAGCAACGCAGAAAGATAGAACGAAAATTTAATGCTGTAAAACGATGATTTACCGGGAGCTAAACATACCTAAATACAATTGGCTAGTACATATATTTTACCATGTCACATGTTATTGGACTGATGAGATAATGGACTGCCTAAAAAGTATTGGTTGTCCCCCTCAAAAATTGAAAGAATCATATCGTAATTTGGAAGCATGCAAACTCAACACAGGCTTAACCTATTCGAATTATCATCTAAGAGAGTCTGTTATGGTTATCGGAAAGACATCTTCTTCGGAAGAGTTTTCAGACTCTCTGATGCATGAATTAAGGCATTTGGAGGATCACATAGCCATAGTCTATAAAATGCCGGCAGGAGGGGAAGAAATAGCTTATTTGGCAGGATACATCGGTAGAAAGCTATCAAAAGACATACAGATGTTTATTTGTAGCTGCGATTGCCACAAACATCAAAAGAAACTATTATGAGAAAAAAAGACAAGGAAATACAGAAGTTAAAAAGGGAATCAGCTAGGAAAGAAGTCGATCGCCTAGTTGATTCCCTTGACTTCGAGCCGGTAAACTTTAATGAGAAAATATGCAGGCTTCGAAGGTTGATGTATCTTATTTAATGGATAAATAAAATAGGAATTAGAGGCTGCTAATGAGAGTTTACAAAGCTGTCCGGCTGGCTCCTGGACAGCTTTGCTGTTTATTTCATATTTTTCGTGATTTGAGCTATTCAGGAAAACAGACTGATCCATCCCAATCACCTCCTGGAGTAGGGAACGTTGCCCCACAGTACCATTTGAAACCATACGAGTTTCGTATCCAATATCCACCATTTAAAGCCTTGAATTTTGTACCGATCGGATAATCATGAGGCGGCCTGTCTGCACTTACCCATTTCTCTGGTTTATATCTACATTCCATGATTGAGCCTACCAGTCTTCTAAACTCTCTGCTAATTCACCCAATGCTCCACAGACGTAGGCCGTTGTTTCGGTGCTACATCTTCCGAGGAACTCAATTAATGTAGCTTGGATATTTCGCCACTCTTCTAACTCCTGTTCAAGATATTCTTTATCCATGATCCTGACTAAATTTCATATTTAAGACTTCCTCTACCGTAAATTCCTGATGTTGACAATCGTTATATCCGACCTCAGCTGTCATTTCGCCGATATAAGCATTCCCAACCAGAATACCGATAACTTCGCTTTTATCTATATCATCATCCGGATAATAAAACCCGGCTTCCCGCAGGTGATTTACGACCTTTTCTCGTTCTTCAAGGCTTTTAATTGGCACCTTGAAATATAAATTGAATATATCCATGATTCTTTTGTTTTTACCGGTTGTTCGGTTTTCCGAACAACCACTATCTAGCCCCTGATCCAGGCTAGCGATAAAATGTTTCAAAGCTTCCTCCGTTGTTGGGCAGTCCGGTGATTCGAAATAAATCATCGCTTCATTAAAGGCTTCGATAGCCTTTTCTTTCATCACTTCCTTAATGGTTATAGTACCGTCCGCTCCTTGTTCTCCGGGAGGATCGGGATGGCTTAATTGTTGCAGTTGCCATTCGGCGCCGGCGATAAACATAGACAGGGCAAATGTTTCTTCGGCATTACAGCCATTTTCTTTAACTGCCTTTTGATATACCTCCCAAAATGTTACCATGATTCAGTTGTTTTTAATTATTCTTCAAACATCCATTCTTCCCAAGACCACATATAGAGGTCACTTTCTCCAATTCCGGTATTATCTGTTAGAGAATACTTTCCATCAGGATATATAGCCTTTACGGTAAGTTCTCGTCCGCAATATGGTGACATGCCAGAGCAAAATACATTACTTTCTTCAGCATCATTAATAATCAAGCCGTGCTCTTCTTTATTTTGATTATACCATTCGATGGATTTGATGCGGACTTTGTCTCCAATTTTATATTTATTCATATTCATCTTTATTTAATTTTAAGCCATCTCAAAAATATTTTGAGTGGATCTCGGTTTATAATTTATCCATATAACTTCCTGTACTTCGCCGGATCGAATGTTGTTCTTTTTGACTGGAAACTTGATCATTGTCCAGTCTCCGTATAATTCTTGCATAAGAGGACAGTCATAACTGCTTATCATCGCTTTCCCTTCGATTGCATGTAATCGAAGGGAAAGCTCCCGGTGTTGTTCCTCTGAAAACTCAAACTTATAATCGTTTGATGAAGCACGACACTCAAGCGGATATGGTGGATCTACATAAAAAAAGGCATCTGGAAAATCTAACCGACTAATGCAATCACTATAATCTAAATTGGTTATCTGAAAGTTTGAGCGTATTACTTCTGCAACATCATGAAGCTTCTCAATCGCATTATTCCATCGGGAAACTGTTTCACCGCCTTGAGCATTTACATGTTGTTTTGCGCAATGCCATCCCTTGTTCTTGCGTTGTGCCCCCAGTCCGAAAAAAGACTGACGGATGCGAACATAAAATCTTCGGGCCTGCTCGATCTTGTCTGCAGATGGTTCCCAGGAATTATTGTATTCCAATTCTGAACAGGGAGTGAGCAGTAGTAGCCGTATCAATTCCGGTTCATTATTCCTCAATACCTCAAAGAAATTAGTGATATCGGTATTAATTTCGTTGGCCGTCTTTATCACTCTTCCTTTGTAATTGAGAGATACTACCATGCTTCCAGCAAAAAGATCCACCAAGTGAGTAAATTTATCGGGGAAGTATTTGTATAAATATTCCAACCAGGTAAACTTACCTCCAAAGTAGTTAAAGGCTATCAGCTTATCTTTGTTTCCACTCATTTTACTTCATTTCTTTTTAATGTTGAAATTTATAACCTGGTTGAACTCTGTCAGCCTCTTCTTTAGTCTCAAACATTAGAGTACTAGTGCCGTTTCCACCTTCGTCAACAGATTCGACTTTAACCCACCATTTGTCGTATTCGTAATAAGGCTTTTCCTGAACCTTTGTTACCCATGCATCAATTAAATTCATATTATTTTTATATATTACAGTTACACTTATCACAAGGATGGCCTTCTTTTTCAAGATATTCTCTACAAGCTTTACCCATATTCTCAAATGATAACTTATGGGTAAGGTCAATATATTTTTCAATATTAGAACTTGTGGCGGTAGAAGTTTCTTTGCCACATGTATTATTAACTAGCTCTATCATATAAGCCCATCTTTCATCGTTTTCTATCAAACGGGGACCGTAATACCCAAAATATACGATTCTTCCATTTCTATCAATCACAACAACTGGAGTGTTATAATTGGGCTCTCCTATATCATGCCAAATTTCATTCATGATTTTTTAGTTTTGTTTTTTGCTACTCCAATCATTATAATCTGATTCAGATAATTCAATAATATTTAAAATAACAACCCCAACGTTCTCATATTTGAGTTCAGATTTTATCTGCTCGGTTGTTTTCTGCATATTCAGATAGCATCCATTCGTCACAAAATCTCTTTGTCCAAAGCCATGTACTTTATTATTGTTAAAGCTGAATGACACAATGAAATATCTCTTTTTATCCATATTTTCCATAATCGAATTTTGTTAAAATCAATCTTCTTCAATAAAAACCTTAGTTGTATTTATCACGCCATCAGAGTCTATTTCCTTTCCATCTCGAATGAAAATATTATCATACATCAGAGCTTCATAATTTGATTGTGTAGTCCAAAATGCACATGTACGTCCGTTTACGCGCAATTTACATTTCACAATATCAGTCCCTTCAACTGGGCCAATTACATCTATTTTCAATGTCCTTTTATCCATCAGTTCTACCATAATTTTTGTATATTTTGTTTCAACAAACTCATTACTTTTTTCGCTTTTAGAGGATTTATTTTGCTTCCACCCCCTAGAATAGATGCTTTTATCCTTGAATGGGGAATTGAAAAAGTAATAGGAGGAGTATTATCAAAATCAGATAATGATTTCGATACCCCAGAAACAATATTTGACACAACGGTTACAGGTTCATATATTCCTTTTCGTGTGATATAAATTCTACCCTGATATGGGATTAAAGTTCTACCATTCATGTTTATTCCATATTAGTTGTTATTTTAATTTTTGCTGAAAAACTAAAATAAGTAGGAACGTTATTTTAGTTTCATTATTTTTATTGTATTTCGCATTCGCTAAAAGCTTTTTCAAATACCTCAGGACTCAACAACTTGTTGGCAATTGCTTGAAAAGCTGTTGATATTGTCGGTATTTCATTAAGGTCTATATGTACATCTTTTGGGGTAAGGCAGTCTGTTATACGCCTTGTTAAAAACATGGCTTTATCCATCGAAAGATACAATAACGGGTTACAGGCAAGTGGTGCGTACTTGCTAATTGCCGTATAAAAGTCCCGTATTGTAATTTTAGATGCCTGGCACAACATGTCGATCGTGGATGATATGGATATCAAATTGTTCAGTCGTCCATGTATACCGGCATTATGTAATGATTGGCTGACGGCAAAGCCATATCGGTCAATATGAGGTTTTATATCGTCTTCCATGCTTTGAGTGATTATCGCTAATGCTTCTTGGTTGACCTTGGCGGTAACACCGATGTTGGTGTTATATGACCTCATAAACCTGTAAAGGTCGTTGACATGTTTTTTTACCTCATGCTTGTAAAAAGAGGTATCCTTGATATTGTCTCTCAATTCAATTGTCGAGTTGTACACTTGATCGTTGAGAAACAGAACGATGTATGTGAGAGACGTTACAAGTCCTCCTGTGTCTTGATCTATTTCATCCCAACTGTTGTAATGCTTCATGTTGTTATTTATTTATAGCCCTGCAAAGACATTCTTTGCATTGTTTTACGATATCAGTTCTCTGATTCTCATCTCTAAAAATCCAGGCACATCCGAATTGTCTATCCATTGCATCCGAATATCTGCATTGGTCTGGCTCTTTGTATCTTCGTCGGAATACATGTTCCGGTAAAGACATAGCGTATTCGGACTCTTCTTTTGTGAGGAGGTGGTAATATTTCTTTTCTGATTTCATGATTATGATTTAAAATGGGACCTCTTCCCCGTTATACATCTCAAAGGGTAATTCAATTCTTTCTGACTCTTTTAGCTGATTAGTTATTTTGTTAATCAAATGATTTGAATTATCCCAAATAGGATCTTGTGATTCGTAATATGGAACATATCTGCCATTGTTGATGTTGTATTTGAAAGTAGCATTACCTGTTTCTCCCAAATGCTTAAATTTTACTTTTTGCACATACACGCCAACGGTCCCGGTCTCTTTGTTTCTTTGTACGGTTATACCGTAGTCTGTCTTATTGTAAAAATTAGCTGAACCATTGATGTCGTATAGAGTAGGTACCTCAAATTGTCCACTCGCATCTTTACTCATTTTTCTGGGATGAGCAACTAAGAAAAACAATATGTCATACTTTTGTGCAAAGTTTGTAAACTTGTCAAGAGTTTGACTTATGTAATTAGTTTCATTCATACCCGAAGGTATTTGGTGCTCTAATCGGTTCCAGGGATCAATAACAAGGGCTTTTATCCCTTTTCTTCTTATCAAATATTTGGCCTTCTCCAGTATAGTATCTACAGAAAAACCTTCTTCTGGAAAGATGAAAAAGAAATTATCACTCATATACTGCTTTACTTGCCTATACTCATTGATCGGAAGGCTTATTTTGTCAAACTTTTTCCCTGTAATTTTACTAACCATTTTTGAAGCATGGTATTTCAAAGGAAAATTTTCAGGAGAGAAATATGCAAACTTCCAACCATAAAGAATATTAAGTCTTTCAGCTATCTCATCTAAAAACTCAGATTTACCATTGCCGGGAATACCGGTAACAATGCACATTCGTTTAGTTTCAAAAGAACATAACGCATCAAAGTTGTCAAATCCGATAGTAAATCCCTTTTGAAGACCTTTGTCATAGAGAATATCCAATTCATCCTCAAAGTCAGAAACAGTAAATACTCCGTCGATCTTTAACTCAGACGCGTTTTCTACTGCTTGCTTTAAAGCGTATGAACCGTTTTTAACGAGTAATTCATTCGCGTCCTTACAATCTTCCCCGTAAGATATAATCTTGCATCTATCGGCTCCCAAACGCCTCACAAGCTCATCTCTGAGTATTATCCCCTTTGCGTCTGTATCTGAAGCTATGTAAACAGTCTCTTTGTTTTCGAAATAATCCTCCCAGTAGTCATCAAGGTAAGATGTATTTGCGCTAGCTCCATTTGGAACACTGATGGTATGAGTGAATCCGCAAGAGATAAAAGACAGACAATCAAATTCTCCTTCTGTAATGATGCACTCTTTGGAGTTTTTTATTGCATCAAGATTATAGGGGATAAGTTCGGCATTAGGAATTAATTTAAAGTGCTTATTCCCTGTCCTATACTTGATATTTACAAGTTCCCCGTTAAGAAAATAATTGAACTGAATAGTATTCATCTTACAATTATCCTGTGGCATAAATTCCATACCTTCAGATATTTTCATGATTCTGAGTATATCTTGCGGAATCCTTCTTCCTTCAAAGTATTTTACAACCTTTTCGGATAATTTAGTCTCATTCTTCCATGTGGGACGAACGTATTCTTTCTTGATTTTCTTAGGGAATTCTTTTATACAGCCGGAATAACCACAATAATGGCATTTATATAAGCCTTCGTCCAAGTTTACAGACAATGATTTATCCGCCTTGTTGTTTCTCTTGTTATGACAAGCAGGGCAAAATGTCTTGATTTTCCCAGAAGTCCTTCCATATGGTATTTTGATATTCAATTCTTCCCAAGTCATAATATCGTCCAATTATTTTTTTCTCGATCATAAGCATATTGTTTGCCGGGGCGTTTAGGTGCCGACATAGGAATTTCTCTAGGATTATTTTTGTCCCCATAGTATTTCTTCCCATTTTCAACCCATACTCCTTCGCCTAGGTCACTGCTCTGATTTTGATCGAAAGTAAATATTTCATCATTCCATGCCTCTTGGTTGATGTATGTTTCAAAGTTTTTCCGGTATTTTTTTTCTGGGGTAGCCTGAACATACAGGGGAATATGCTTTAATGCCAATTGTTTTTTTATCTTTGGCAATTTATCCCACCTACTACGAGCTACCTTGGACGTCCCCTTCTTTTCATACATTTCCCATACCGCCTCAAAAGAATATTCGTCAAGAGAATCTTTAGATTCTATATATCCCTCTTCCCCTTCCCTTTCCCGTGGTGGGTGCACGACGGGTACACGATGGGTACACGATGGGTTATCTATGTGTCCACTTTCATTATTCAGTATATTATCTGTTATTTCTTTAGGAATCAAATTGTTAGGATATCTTGGGTCAAATTTTTGATGGTCACGAAAAGTGCGAATTATATAATAGCTTTCGTTCTTGTAACTAATAGGTATTATCATTTGGGCTTTTACCAGAGCATCAAGCCATTTTGAAATTTCAGATACCCTTAAATTTTCATCGTATGGGAAAATTCGAGATTTCAATATTGAGGAATTTGCGCGAAACACACCTTGATCATCGGCAAGGTTCCAGAGGCCTATATAAAATAATCGACAAGGAATAGGCAAACTACCTATTTTTTCATCTTCCCAAAATTCGGGTTTTATAGACCTTATTCTAGCCATTGTTCTTATTTTTATAAATCCATTTTAAAACATCTACGCAATCCGGGCATGAGCAGAAATAATTGTTTGGATCATCTTTGTTCATGCCGTCTATTTTGAGATATGGCCTTATTGGCGCACCATCCATCACCGTAGACAAGCATCTTTCGCATTGATACATATCACGTTCCAATATGGTATATTGAAAGTTGCTTATATCAATGTGTTTTATAGATAGAGTAGGGGTATCCATATTATTTTCGTTTTTTAACCTCTTTAAAAGCAAAATAAACAGCGGATATGCCAAAGGAAATAACAATAAACATTAGTCCTTTAGTCACCAAGTCTGATACTTCTGCTATTCTACATAGTAGATAGGCAATAAATGACAACCAGAAAGTTATTTCTTCAAATTGATATGTTTTCATGACTTATTAATGATTATTTCTTTTTTAAACAAATGGCATATCCTTGTTGAATTGCCAACTAAATTCATCTTTTTCTCAGAGCAGGTAATAACAAGCTCGGAGAAGGGAGAGGAGTGTATGCAATCTTTGCATTTTGCTTGAATTATTTCTTTCTTTGCCATATTATAATTTTATTGGTAATCCTGCATAGACCCATGAGAGGATGCAGGAATCCCGGGCATCCTGATTTAACCTTTTATCTAATCCTCCAACAATCTTAGACAACTCTTCCTGAGTAATCTTCCCGTCTTTGCCTTTCCAGCATTTTTTTAGAGGTTTAATTTCGTCAACTTCAAGTCCTATATGCCTTGCCATTTCTGCTATCTTACGAGCTACCTCGTGGTTTCGACCAGTGTTTTGACCTATCTTAGCAGCGGCAGCAGGAGAAGAGCGTGTAGCGTGCCAGTTGCTTTCATTCATCCAGCCAGCTTCAACAACTACTATAACCGATTCTTTTTGCCGATCAACAAAATCTTCTTTCAGCATCTTTAAGTAGTCAACAAGAAGGGGAAATGAAAGATTAGTCACGTTTAAGCACCTTGACTTAACATGTAGTTCTGTTACTCCTGATTTGTCACAATCAGGGTCTATTCCTATTACTCTGTCTCTTTTAATCATAATGGTTTGTTCTTTTAATTGTGGGCGTATCGGGAATCGAACCCGCTAAACCATAATTGGGTAGTACCAGCAATCATGATTAACTTGCCGATTGAAGCTTCATAATTCAGCAAGACCTTACAACGTATATTGTGCACTTATACATAATAAGAAAACACAACCAGTGCTTACGCCCATTTGCCGGTCTTTCCCGGCTGCCAAATAATATAAACAGAGGTTTCTCACCTCACGCTGTCCTTTACAGCGGCTTTGTTTGTTAATTAATTATACTTCAATGATTACAATATCAGGAGCAATCTGTCTGATCGCATCCAGTTGTTCGTCAATTACTTTATTCTTGTATTCCTCAATCGCTTCATTTGCACCAGCGGACACAAGAGATAAGGAAACATCTCGACCGTCAACGTCTGCATAAATCTCAACTTCGATTTCTTCGCAAGAAAAGCCTTTGAAAAGAGGAATATTCAGCTTGAAAGACTTCGGTAAATTTGAATCAACAACCTGCGAGTAGTTATCCACCTTGCTACCGTTTTCTTCCTTGCTGCGCTCGATGTCCTGGTTTACTTTAGCTTTGAAGTTCTTCAAGGTAGAAACAAGCATCATATTTTGTGACTTGTCAGTAAAAAAGGCACGGTGCATCTTCAAAAATTTGGATAGTTTAATTGGATCCCATTTCTTATCGCCGTTAATGCCAAACTCCTTCATCTCTTTGGAGGCTTCCAATACACCGCGAATACCATTATTATAGTAGTCGTTTTCTTTATCTATCAGGCTGATCTCCATATCATCACGGTTTACTGCGATATTAGCAGTCTTTTGATTGATTAATTCAACACGTTTTTCAAGCCAACGTAAAGGACTATCAATCGTTCCAGTAATATTCACCGGAATAGGTTCTCTTTTGGGAAGTTGTTTAGCAGCTTCACCTTCTCTCAATACAACTTCAATTGGTGCACCGTTGTAATCTTTCGGCACAACCACGTTTAATTTACTTTCAGTCATTTGTTCCTGTTTTACGATTCATATTAAAAATTGTCTTTTGCATTTCTTGAGGCATGATCGGACGGGAATAAACCAATTCCCCTAGCTGATTATAATACCCGACCATCTTTTCTTCATGAAAGAGTATTTTAGCGCACTTTTCATTATCCACATATTCAGAGCCCTTCTTGATGTTTTCAAGAAGTTTTACTTTCACCTCATTTAAAGGCTTAAGTCGTTCTTTGTACCCATCTACAACTTCTTTCTTTTCGACCTCAATATCATTGATTTTAATCGAGGTTTCAGCAAGAGATTCTTTCTTTTGTGCTAACTCTTCCGGTGTAAAACGGTGAGTATAGCCAATCTCTTCTACCGCATCGGCATTATCTTGTAAAAATTGCCATCTATCCTTCTCGGGGATTTCTTGACCTAAAAATTTATCCATACTTTATATTATTTATTCAACTTCAATAATTTCAAATTTTCCTTTTTTTATGTAGATATTATGATTGTAATAATCTTTTACTATTGCAAAGTTTGATTCTGGTCTGATTTTGCCTGTACAATCTTCTACGTAAGATTGGCCGTAAGCCTTGACCGTTGCAGAGCCGTAAGCCTTGACCGTTGCAGAGCCGCAAGCAAATGAATCAGTTCTTACCACATGTTCTTTTCTTGTATATATGCCAGCTTCTTGTAGTTCAGCTTCGGTAAATTGTTCTTCAAGATAATTTGCATCTATCATATTTGATGATTTCAAAACCCAAAACCAATTGTCTGTTATTGCTTTTAATAGATCGGCTTTGTTTTTGCGTTCAATCCCATTTTATACCCTCCATGACAAGCATTTGCTTTTTTTGCTCTGTCAAGTAAATCTTGTTTTAGTTCTTCAAATGTCAACATGATTGTCTATTTTATTTGTTGATATACTTTTCCAATTTCTTTAAATCTTTCTTTAGTAACCTGGCAGAATCCACCACCTTTGGTTTCTTTCCGGCAGGCTCAAAATGATCGGCAGCTACTCTGGCATGGCGAAGAAGCGAGGAAAGAAGGTATTGAGGTGGTGAATTCTCTTTCATTTGTATCTGTATTCTTTTACCATTTCTTCATATCCGGGATCACCGAAGTAAGGAAGATAACATCCTAACTCTGATTGTGCCCAAATCTTCATTTTATCCATAAATGATGATAATTCAGAAGAACTCATTTCAGAAGTCTTGTAATCGACTTGCTGTATCTCTCCGGTTATCCGACTTGCTTCCTCTTTTGTACCTAATAGAGCCCTTTTTATGTCTCTTTTACAGTTTTCTATAGAGGTATATCCGACGTGATCTGCTATAACTTGCACCCACAAATGAAAAAGGGAATTTTGATTTAAAGTTCTACCCTTTCTCTTCTCGGACAATTCAATTATTTTACCGGATGATATAAGCTTTTCAAAATATACCTCCGCTTTTTTACGATCGAAGGTGTTGTCTGTGTTGAATATCATATATCAAAAGGGAAGATCATCTGCTGGGCCTAAATGCTCTGCGTTATTAACATCTTCCGGTGATGGCACCACAGGAGTTGGATTTGACTCCATCAAGTCGCCAATACCATAAAAAACACCTTCCACTCTTTCATCTTTTTTAGGAGCGCAAGACACGTAATGTGTGTATGTTCTGTTTCCGAATGTAATCGGTTCTTTCTTTTCTCCGATTGAAATGTTTACAAAAACTTTTTCTCCTTTCGAGGTCATTACCTTTTTCATAACTTCGCGTGGTATATCTGATAAACAGATAGATCCATATAAATTTGCCATAATTGATTATTTTGAAAATGTTATTGAATATCCTTGACTAGCCATTCTGACGGGAGGGATGATTGTTGAAACTTCGCCTGTTTCATCATCAACTATCGTTGTTCTTTCAGATAAAGATTTCAAAAATCCCTCTCTATCCTTTATTTTTTTATCAAGCAATTGTTTTTGCTGAAGTAAATCTTTGTAGATGGGGTCGGAGCAGTTTGTGTAATCGTATTTTACACCAACTTCTTTTATTGCAAGTTTAGCTCCATTCCATGATGTCTCTTTACCATATTTCTCAATTTCTGACATTGTACAATCTTTTATTCTATCATCATTGAGGAACTTTGTTAGTGCCTCTATTATGCTTTTAGCTTTTACAACAGCCTCAATTGGGTTGATATCACCATCTAATACAGGTGATATCAATCTGTTCGCTAAATCGGTTTGTTCTGCCCTGTTAAATGGGTAAGAATCAAGTATTTTTATATTGCTCATGATAAATTGTTGTTTATTTTGTATTGTTCATATATTTCTGCTATTGTGTTGATTTCTACTTGAGTTACTTTATAATTTTTCTCTATTAAATCGGCTATCGAAAATCTTTGCTTGTTCTTTTTAGCTTCACAGGCATTTTTATAAATCCATTTACACATTGATTCCATTGATTCTTTATTATTCAAGTGATCACTTGTAAGGACTTTTTTTTGATTAGAATTTGATGGTTTAGAAATGGTATTTTGTGAAGCTTTGTTTCCGTCATCATCTTCATCTATATTCAAACTTAATGCAGCCCCCAATGCATATCTTCTTTGATATGTGATACATGAGCCAACTCCTTGTGGGTCATTTTTAGTAGGTCGCATAGTATATTTACTCGAAATAAATTCTCCAGATATATGCATTACTATGGTCTCTAGTTCGTTTTCTCCTACTGGTAGTTGCATTACTGATAATCCGCTATTGGACAAAGGTTCTTGTATTACATCTAATATATCAGACAATGTGGCATATTTAGATTTGAAGAACGGATTGTTGGCTGACTTTTTAATTTTGCCAACCTCTTGTTGAAATTTGCAAAGAGCATTTGCTATCTCTTTTATTGATTCAGATCTTTCCATATGATTTATGTTTAGTTTGTGGACATTAAGGAGTTGAACCCCATCCTTCACCGTGCGGTGATGTTCTCCCGTTAAACTATATGCCCTGTTGTCCCTTCTGCAATTCCTACCGTGTTTCTGTCTGCCGAACCATTGCAAATGTCAAGGTCTACCACTGTCAAGATTTGCGGTTGCCGGCCTGAAACTAGATTTACACCTCGGAATTGCGGGAGGGTCAATTATCTACCAAATACCTCTTTGAATTTTTTATCTAATGCTTTGAGTATCCTTACCCTAATTGCAGGATCACAACTAAGATTATCAATTGAATAAATCCTTGTCAGGAGTTGCTCTCTTGATCCATAGAAGCATCCACATGTGTAAAAAGGTGCTATTTGGGGGTTATTGTGTTTATACCACATATGGTTAGTACCTTTTACTGCTACATAGTTGTCAGTAACTATAAAATCATGAGTTGTTTCTTTGTGATTTAGTGTGTTAGGGTTGCCGGCTGCGCTACGACGGACATCACAGTCGCTATCCTTAGCCAGTTCGGTTAGCACGTCTGCCGGTGTGTTAGGGTTGCCGGCTGCGCTACGACGGACA